TTACTGGAGCATCATTTCAATGTTCAAAATATCAACGGGGTCAAGCAATCCGATTTTCTTTTTGAAGTCAGCCTCATTGAGCCGAAGACGTTTTTGAATCCGAACGGTTGTAGGCTTCCGCAGTCCGGCGTTCTGCCAGCGGATGAGCTCGTACTCTCCTGCTCTTGGCGGATGGCTGGTCATCTTCAGACAACAAATCGGGTATACCGTGTCCTCGTCAATTACCAAGACCGGGCGGATTTTTCCACCCGGAACGTCCTCATATTGGACATAGGCCAGATAAATCTCCCACTTCCTCACAGGTACGCCTCCCATTCGGAATCTTCTTCAGGGTCATACCAGTCGGACGGCAGTTTATCGACAGTTGGAATCTGCTCGAACAGCTTGCCAGCGCGAGGAACAGGATTCTCCTCAAAATACTTTTTCATGGAAGCCTGAGTGATTTCCTTTTCATTTGCTGCACACGCGCTGCTCCACGGCGTCCCAGCCTTGTGGGTCATACTAACAAGTGCGCTTCCGGTGTACTTGCCGAACTCGCGCATTACATCGGTGAGCGTGTCCAGTTCCTCAGGGGAAAAGACCGTTCCGCTGTAATCATCGCCAGTCTTCGAGATTGGATTCTTACCGCATACGCTGTACCGGTGGTAAATAGTGGGGGTTACCGGGCCGAGTTTCCACGCTTCGATTTTTTCATCAAACAGAGGCTCCCCAGTTCTGGCCAGATGACAGCCCTGCGCATAATACAGCAGCTTGTTCAGCTTTAGATTTGTGATTTGGTCATCTGTGCTGTTATTGCAGACGTCAATAAAGAAGTCAGCAACATCGTAGACATTTGCCATTTTGCTTCCCTCCTTCTATCTATTATTCTACCAAAGAATCATGTGGTTTTCAATCAGTTCTTTATTATATTAGTAAAAAAGTTACCATCTTGGCACAAAAAAGCCCTGAGCGCGATAACGCCCAGAGCCACTGTTATGTATGGAACTCAGTTATAGCAGGTATATGTCACGCCAGCAAAATCCCCCGTTGTGAGTACGCATTCGCCGTTCTTCCACATCTCCTCAGCTTTCAAGCGAGCCTCATCCCAGCTTGCAGCTTCAATCGGAAAGACTTTGCGCAGGCTCTCGATAATTGCCACGTTGAACACCCGGACTCTTGCAGGGAGAGCGTTGGCGGCACGAGTCATCAAACCGTTGAGAATCAACTCATCTTTTTGCAGGGATTCCAGTTCTCTCTCATCGCCGTCCTTTTTGCTGAGATTGTCTGCAAGCAGCTCCTCGTTCATCTCTTGACAAAGCTCGATGCAGTCTAGGATAGTGTATGGCTCATCTTCGGCAGAATCCCCGTCCTGCGTATCACAGAGAAGCAGCTTAAAATCCTCAGTCATTTTGAGGATGTAGCCGTGGTCATCCAAGAGCTTGAGCACAATCCAAGCCTCAATAGATGCCATCTGGAGGCCCTGCCGGGCGGCTACTGCCGCCAGCTGCTCCGGGTATTCGATTGTCTTTGTTTTTTCGCTCATTGTGTTTAACCTCTCATCAAAAGTGATTTCATGCACGACCATGCAGCTCGAAGATGAAACTTCATCCCAGAGATAAGAAGCGTTCTTCTAAACTTTCGTTCTCGCTTTCTTTCCATATAGGAACGGATGTACTTGATTTGCTCCTCATCCTCGTACTGCTGCTCCTCAGCGTCAAAATTTCGCATAGTTGACATCTCCCCCTCTCAAATCGTGATTTTGTCCAACCGCAGCAGGAGTGAGCAATTCCCATAGCTGATGCCGAGCTCTTTGGCTTTTTTGACAACCTGAGAGATGCTGTACTTCGGTTCCGGCCTTTTGGCCAGCAAAAGCTCCTCTAGCCGTTTCGCTTCTATCGCTTCCTGCTTCCGGCGTTCAGCCTGAGCCAGACTACGTTCCAGATAATACTCACGGTGCTTGAGGTAGGATTTATGAGATTGCTCGGCCTGTCGTTTCTTCGAGCAGTCAGGGCAGAACTTCTGGCGGTTCTTGGCATTTGGTATGTCCCGACCGCACATCTCGCACTTTGGGGTGCTCATCTGTAAATCCTCCCGCTGTCCTTGTCCATGAAGACGATACGGCCAACAACCTCATACCCGGCAAGGTCTGCCATCTGCTTTATGACCGATACCAGAGTACCGATGGCTTTCATCCGGGCGGCTTCAGCCTGTTCCTCCTTGCAGATGTTCTTCCATGCTGAGTGCGGTGTGGGGTCATTGTAGTGTTCACTATTCTTTATGTCCATCGTTTGTACCTCTCAGCTATCAAGAATCAAAATCGGGAAAAGCCAAAACGGAAACCACAAGCACCACGCTATGAATCTATCTTTCAAGGAAACGGCAAGATTCTCTTTTCCAATCTCCTTGCAATCTTTCCGCCAAATCAGATAGAAAGGGGTGAAGAAAACCAGTTGCAGAAAGACAGAACACAGTTCTAAAAAGACCCATGCTTTTACATCCACGTTTGCACCTCCTTCAGTAGAGAATAGGAATCAGTAAGAAAAGCAGCGGATATGTCTGCCCGGTTACGATAATGGCCGTGACAACCGCAGCTCCAACAGCTAGCCATTCGGCGGTTTCGGACATTTCAGCCCACATTAGTTTTTCCCTCCGTTTCAAGGTCTTTGTACGTTTTTTCCATCATCCGCTCTGAAAAATACAGCGCTTCAGCCAGTCTTCCCTCAACAATCATTCGCTCGGTGCAGGGCGGAAATTTGGAGCATTCAAACAGCGCTTTTCTGACCGCATCACGAAATCCATCACTTGCAATGCTGAGGTCAAACATTTCTTTACGTGTCATTCTGCTTTTTCCTCCGGCGCTACAGGCAACGGCATCCAGAACGGAACGTCCACAGGGTGAAAAATTGCATTCTCCCAATATGTGATGTCAACGTGCTTGACTGCGGCTCCCCAAACAATGATTCTTCCGAGTCTGTCAGCATCCGCTTCTGTCGGCGGGTCATACTTGGAATTTCTCCAGCATTGACCGGCCACTTCCTGCGGGGTAGCTTCTGGCTGGGTGTCGATATAGTTCTCCACATCCCGTAATGTGTGGATATGGCCTACCTTCATGCCCATGCGCAGGAACTCTTTCAGCATCTCAGCTTCAAGATACCGTTTCTTGCTCATAAGGCGTCGTCCTCCTCTGCCTCAGCAACGTAGCACCAGCTCTGGGGCGGCTTGCTCAAACAGCAGCCATTGATTGCGCAGGTCGGTGGGAGCATATAGCTTCCAGACGGCTGATAATGCTCGCAGCTCTCATTCCCGCAGACATCGGTTCCGTTCATGCCTTGAAAATTGAAGTGGCAGAACTCATTCAGACTGCGGGGCTTGTCGTAGATTTTGAGGTCGGAGATATGCCAGCCGAAAAGACAATGAGCGTTCTGCTCATATTCCGCCAAGTCCTCATAACTGACGCAGGATTTCTTGGACAGCCTCATAGTCTGTTCTTCATCTTGGCGGTAGTCAGTGGTAAAAGATTCGATGTTGAAGCAAGTAAACTCGGCCCAAACCTTGCCGTTGATGCACTTTCCTGCAATCTCCACCACATCTTTCTGATGGGTCGGATTCGGCATGGTGCAGTAGATGAAGCATTTGAACGGCTTGGACAGCTTGGGCTTGTTTTTCCGAGCCTCTACGGTTTTCAGGCCAGATGCTATCAACTTGCACCACTCAGGCCGAATGCTGATGAGGACTGCTTTATTCATTTTCTTCCTCCTTTGGAGCTTCAGGGTATGGCATCCATGCAAAAATGTCATTATCATCGTAAATTCGGTCCCAGACATATTTCCAGCGGTAGACCGTTTTACCCCGAATGACAGCACGTTCATAAATCATCGGGCTGGACTTCTTGCTGCCCCTTTTAGCTGCTATTACAGATACATGAGCCCATGATTTTTCATTGCCCGGAATATCAGGCATTCTGTCCGCAGTTCTTACCCACTGGCTTCCAAGCTCAACCGTAGGAGCCTCGCTCACCATATCGGCACAGTATTCAGCGGTGGATTCACATTCGTTAGTTGCCTCATATCCAACACGCTGGGCGAACTCTCTGATTTCAGCTTCAAGAGGAATAGCGTTGATAAGGCGTTGTTTGCTCATATTGGCCCCTCCTCAAAAGTCCCAACTGTCAGGAACGCCAAGACGGCACTCACCATCGCCGTTGTTGCTGGTCGGCTTGTCAAAGGGACAGCCCGGACAGCCATTCCCGGCATCAGAGTGAGCCTTGCAGAGGGCCATCAAGGAATGAGCCATGTTCTCAGGACTCATTACCTCTCCTGCGCTGGAGTTAGCCTTGCGCAGCATCGCCATCGCTTCGTCCTGCTCTTTCTGGGACTCGCAATGGATGGTGATGTCGAAGGTGTCATCGTAGACGGTCCATTTGCCATCTGCATTGCAGAACAGCATTAGTTCCTTGCTCATGCTTGGCCTCCTTCCACCACGCAGCGGTGACTAAAGCGGCATTTCCCGGTGGTTTCGTCCCGGTCGCAATCATCTGCGTCCCTGCCGGGGTACGGATGTTGACAGACATTGCAGAGCCGCAGCTCCTCACCACAGAACGGGCAGGTCGCGCTGTAGCCGTTCATCTCCACGTCCCAGACCATAACCACATCGTTATGGCAGTGCGGGCAGTCCTGTTCAATGAGAACTTCGTCCGATTCATCGAGAATCTTTTCCTCGTTCTCAGCCAGCCGCTTGAGCCAGCGTTCGTGCTTCTGCTCCACAATCTTGGTGATGGTGTCGCAAACCTCATTGGCGATATTTTCCTCATCATCGCCATCTCGCTCCTGACCAAAGAGAACGAGTGCGCAGTGAGCCACATCCGCCAGTTCCTCAATCAAATTGCTCATGGCTTCCTCCGGTGTCACCGGGGTGGGATTCACGCCGTCCAGAGCCCGGCGCATTTTTAACGCAGCCTGAGCAGCTTCCGAGCATTCCTCGGCAAGCTGGGCCAGAACCTCGGAACTATCCAGATAATCAACAACTTTGTCTTTCCCCATGTTCGTTTTTCTCCCTTCAAAATTACTCGATATTCCCTGTCGCATCCTCCAACTTGAATCCACAATAGGGGCAATACTTGAAATACCCAATAACGTGAGCACCGTACTCCAAGCCAAGACACCGATTACAGCCATCGCAGAACACACCGTCTTTGGTTTCGGGTACATATCCACGGATGATGTGCGCCGTGGGCCGCAGCGTTTCCGGGTCAATAACCGGAGCCTTCAGCAGGTCCTCAGCCATCCCTGCAACAAGGTCTGCGGCTGCATCCTTGACCAGTCCAGCATTATAGTCCGGGAGATTGCCGGAGGCCATCAGCTTCTTGGCCTCGCCTTTATTTTTCAGTGAAGCAGTCTTCCAGCCGTTGACAGCCGGAATGACGTTCACCAATCGAATATCGCTCATTTCTATTTCCTTTCTTTTATGCCATCCATGCGCCCATCAGGTCATCAAATTCGCCCCAGTTGGAGCAGTGCAGCCCGCGCCGATGCTCAATCGGGATTGCGTTCCACAGGTCTATAAGTTCCACATCGTACATGATAGTGTCCACCTCAAGGTTATTGTGCAGACAATATGCAGTCCAGAGGGCCAGAAGTTGATTCCGGCAGGTTTCGGTATAGAAATGGACCGTGTTGTCTTTGACGTAGCCCAGCAGGAACTCCCACTCTTTATTTTCGTTCATGTAGTCCTCCGAATTTTCTTCACAGCCTTGCTGAACCCACGATGGAGCCGTTCGTCTGCATAGACCTGCTCCACCGTATAGCCCAGCGCATCAAGCGCATCTTCCGCGTCCCCGGTGTAGCCAAACTCATGGTCGGCCAGTTCGCAGAGGAACATCTCATAAATAAACCCGGTGCCATCGGCATCACCAGCAATGGCCGACTTCAGCTCCGCGTCATGGCGGTCAAGCGTTTCGTGGAGCTTGTCGGAATCCTTCTTCTGGATGAAACCGCCACCGGGAAGTCTGAGGATTTTGTCGGTATCCTCGATGGTCAGGCCCCAGTCCTGCATCATCTCGGCAAACTGCTTGTTGCTGAACGCAAACCCCAGAGGAAGCGCGTTGACTTCCTCCTGCTGCTTGTTCATCAACTCACGATATCTGTTCATGTTGAAACTCCTTTCATTTCAGCCAGCTCTTACGGTCCTCATAGCTGTAACATCCAGTGACAATGGCCTCCACGAGTCGCTGGTAAAGGTTCAGCGCATCTTCAATTTTGGCAAACTCCTTGTGGGTGAAGTCCTTCGTTTCCCGCTTGTAAAGCTCCACACTGTACTTGTTCCCTCTCTGGGAAAAATCAACGGTGACCTTATTGTTCAGGTCCTCGGTACTCGCAATCGTGTAGTACATCACTGCTCCTCCTTATACTTTTTCCTGAGCTCAGCATAGAAATGAGCGAGGCCGGGGCCTCCTTTGCAGTACCCACGTTCCAGCTCCTTACAGCGGTCCTTTTTGAATGCAGGATAGCCGTGCTTCCAAGTGGTTTCATTCCAGTCAAGGAGAATTGAGCCGTCCGGGCAGCGGTAGACGATGTACAGTTCTTCCGACTTGCGTTCCCGCAAGGCATCGGCTAAGTCGCGCAGCATCTTGTCGATTGCTTCGGCGTCCTCCACAAGTTCGCGGGCTGTGCCGGGAACACCGTCTTTGCCACGGCTTTCAATCCATAATTCAACGTGCTCATCGACATCGAACCCATCCGCATACTCGGCAACAGATTTGGGGAAATCTGGAACATCTACGCAGATGATGAGGTCTTCTCCAGCCGGAGAATAATTCTCCAGCTCAACACGGTCATCCTCGGTATAACCGCAGACGCTCCAATCCAGCTTCTCCAGCACATCCATGTACTTCTCAGCAAGCTCTTTCATCTCACTCGTCCTCCTTGATTCTGAAGTAGGCCACCACTTTGGCTTCCAGACTGTTGGGCCAGCCATCCGGGTACGGATGCTCGTACCCATCCGAAAACGGAACAATCACTGTGGCTCTGACGCCCAGCATTTCGCCATCATGCTGAGATGGACGGCAGGTGAATGTCTGAATCTCAACGCTGTTGCATTCCATGATTCCTGCCCGGCTGTGCTGTAACCAATCAGCATTCCAAGCCGCCTCCGGGTTATACCCGGCAGCTTTCAGATGTTCTCTAACTGTCATCATGTTTTCCTATCCCCTGTTCAGTGCAATTTGTAGCTCTTTCCGCGATATATGACCATGTAATCAGAACGTCCGGGTGTATAATCTGAAATTCCAGTTCTGAAAACATCCAAAGCAGATTTATCTACTCGCTTGATGCCGAGTTTGCGGCGAATGTATTGAGTCCCGATTTCACGAGCAGCTTCTGTAAAAAATCCTCTGGTGGTATTGTGCTGTTTCAAGGTATAACGACCAAAGCTTTTCTTTTGAGCGGCTTCCGCTTCAGCTTTGGTTCCATAGAACGGTTCGCCAGCATCTAAGCCCCGGCGCACAGTGCCGACCTTGTAAAATCTGTCTTCGCGCAGAATGGTCAGTTTATCGTTCCAGACGGTATCATAGCGAGAACTGCCCTTATTCGGGAGAACGGCGGGCTCTGCTACGCCCACAACGATTTCCAGCGTATCGAGCCAGCAGCTATCGTCCGTGCAGAACCCTCTTTTGATGAGGACACGGAGGATGTGCTGGCCGTTGGTCAGGTCCACTTTCGTGATTTCCCCCTGTGAGCCGCCCATAGTCCCCGCGTTGATGACATAGCCATTGGCCAGATAAGCGGAGATAATCTCCGTATACTTCCGATTGATTTCAGCAAAGGTCATTTTGTACGCCCTCCTTGTTGCGCGGAATGCAGCCCAGAATCCGGGTGTTTTTCGGCAGATGAATGACAATCAGCTGGTCCATCCCGGAGATGTACTCCGCTTCGTACATCTTTCCATCAGCTCCCAATGCCAGCCACGAAGAATCTTTATCCGCAGCGCAGATGCTTGCCACTTGGGTCAGACTGGAAAGACTGTCTGCCTCGACCTGCTCAAATACCCGGCAAGCACCTTCTGCTTCCAGCACCCCATCGAATATGCCCAGTGTGAAGCTGACGGAAGTGGTCTTGAAGTCTACGGCCACCATGCCATTCTGCATTTTGTACGCCCAGATGACCGGGGAGATTTCTACTTTGCGGCCCTGTTGAGCTGCGTAGATTTCATCCAGCGTCCCGGTCATACGTTCGCCATCCCCATAGGTGGCGTTGTAGAGCTTGTAGGTTTTCAATGCGCATTCCTCCTGCTTTTAACGGTAATATGTTGTTTTTTGCTATCATCATTCTACCATACCAACTTGGTAAGTTCAAGTCAAAACAGGATATTTCACAAATATTTTTGGCGTATCAACGCTGTATTTTATCACGCTGAGATTACCGAGTAACTGCGCACAAAGCCCGAAATTTCTGAGCCATCTCATCGGTAATTGGAGCGATTCTGCTGCATCCATCCTCCCAGAGCTCATAGAGAACCACAAAGTAGGAGCCCTCTGCATCGCGGAAAAGCTCAACGTAAAACTCCTCCAGCATGGTGCTCTTGTTGGTGCAGATGGAAGCCGCCCGCGCTGTGTCGTACACCGTGCCGCCTACCATCTGAGCAACGCGAGGGCTACTGTTCGTGTCTGCGGTTGAAAGCTCTGCCCCGCTGGCAGTCTTCATGCTGACTTCATATCCTGTGAAGCTCAGTGCTTTGGCCAGTTCATCAAAGGTGAGCGAATTGTTCTTCAGCCGTGCGCTGAGGTTCTGCGGGGTCCAGCCCATATACTCGGCAAGCTCTTTCTGGGTCTTCCCGGCTCCGGCCAGCGCAGTGCGTACCATATCAGATGCCAGCATCTTTCTCCTCCTCCATCTGCTTCTTGAGCTCAGTGGCGTCAATCATAATGCCGCTTGTATGTTCGGAGAGCTTCTTTGTCATGAGCTTGCTCGATTCATCCATCGAGGATTCCAGAGCGTTTGCTACGGTTCGCATGGCCGTGACGACAAACGGCCAGTCGGATTCATCGTACTGGCGTGAAATATCCGCAACCTTGTTGCCGACTTCGGTAAGTGCTTCGGCTATTATTTCATTGGCGGCATCGGCATTCTTCATCAGGACGGCCATTGCCGCCCGGTATGCAAAGGGCGTTCTGCCATTATTCATCATCTTCCTCATCCTCCCATTTGATTGCCTGACCGCAGCAGCGGCAATATGTGACTTCGTGGCTATCCGGGCGGGCGATATATTCCCCGCAGGAAGGGCAAACCACCCAGCCGTCCATCTCGGAGTTTTCTTCATCCGGCTCCATCGGGACCTGCTTTTTGAGAGCATCCATTCCCATCCTGCAAGCTGTGATGACGGGCTCAATGCTGTCATAATGTTCCCTGTGCTCCGGGTCCAGAATCTCGATTGCTCGTTCATACGTCATATCCATATTTGTACTCCTCATAGTCATCAGGATTGATGCCATAGTTGGCCAGTGTTCCGCGAATGTGGTCATCAATCGAATCATAGTCAAACATCGCATCGCTGTTGTTGTACAGGTCTTCAATACAGGCATCAACGATATGCGGAGCAAGTTCGGCATCTGGAATACAGAAAATCTCGCTCAGTCGGAACGGAACTTCCTGCTTGATATATTCCAACAGTGCAGAAGTTGCCTCGGAGTCTTTCTCATAGAACGGTCTGCCGTAGAGCAAATAAACGACGCCTTTGCTGTGCCGTTCATCAAACCAGTGCCAAATTTCCTCCCTGTCTGTTCCTGCAGGAAAATCCATGAACGGCTCTTCCATCTTTTCTGTATCAGGATTCATCGGAATATCGCCAAACTGTTTCCACAGCTTTTCGAGCTGTGTATCACGCTCTCGCAAAGTTTCCATCATCAGTGCCTCCGAAATAAATTGACAATGGCCAGCCCCAGCAATGCCCCGGCCAGAGCCCAGAATCCCATGCTCAGGTAATACTCAGCATCTTCCAGCCACATAGACGCCGCCAGAATCCATAAATGCAACTCTTCCATATCTCCACCATCCTTAATCTCCGATGCTCAAGTAGTCGGAATAAACGGTATCATCTTCCTCGCAGTAATAGTAGCTGCGGTCACCGTAGGCTTCCCAGTCGAGAAAGATAAAAACGAGTTTCTTGCCGCTCCGCATTATATCAGTGGCGGAAGGGCAAGACTTGTACTTGTGCGTTTTCAGAAACTCAAGAAGAGCTTCTTTCGATGAAAGCACAGATTTGGGAATGTCCATATAATTCCTCCTCAACAATCCCAGCACACAGCATCCGCCTCATCTGGCCGCTGCCAGTCTGGTTCTTCATCCTCTATGGGCTCAGGCGGCTCCGTTATGCCGCCAAAACGGTCAAGACTGCCGGAGCAGTCATACATCGGATTCATCGCGGTCACCGTCCTCTAACATAGGATTGAGCGTTTTATCCTGCATCCCTTTCATCATCGCACCCATGCGCGTAGCGGTTTCCTCATCAAGCTCCATCGTTTCGCATCCGGGCTTAGTATCAAAAATCTGATGCTTCTGGATGAAAGCTCCGAAGAATGTCTCCTGTTCCTCTTTCCAGAGAGCGGCGTAGAACTCGAACTCAATCTGGATTTGCAGGGCTTCGGCTTCGGTGCAGGTACAGTAGAATGTGCTTCTGGCGCCCTTTCCGTACTTGTAGCGGAATGCATCACGATTGGTCGCAATCTTGGCACGGAGTTGAGAAAGAAGCCTCCGCTCAAAATCGCTGTGGTATGTAAATCCATGGTCGCTGACCTCATCATCAGAAAGTGTTTCAGCCGAAATATCGTACTTCGCCAGCAGCTTATCAAGCATCGCCTGTGCGTTTTCGCGCTCACCGCCAACGCCGTTGTCAGCAAGGGCTTTCAGTTTCTTCAGGAGCTCAAGCCGCTTCGCCTGTCCATCAGCCATTACGTTCAGCCTCCTCTCGCAGCAGCCGCTCAATCAGCGGTTCCAGAATGGAAGGACGGTCCTCGGTGTAGACTCGGCCGTCACCAGTAATGCGGCAGGTCGGCATCGTGTCGATACCACCAGAAACCCGCTGGATGGTGACCGTGCGCTTCGGGCAGCAGAACTTCACAAAGTAACCGGGTTTACCGAAACGCAGGTAATCGTAAACCTGCTGAGCGGTACAATCAGCCATTGTATTCTTCCTCCTCACTCATACCAGAACGATGAGCCGTCATCTTTCCGCTCACTGATGTGAGCAGCTTTGTAATCTACGCCATCAATCGTGACATACTCCGAATCGAGTGAATCCAGCTCATCGCAGTCTTCAACAACTTCGATGTTAAAGGCCTCGTGTGTTTCTGTATTGACCATGCAGGGGGAAGTGACCGCATGGCCACCATCCCACACAGACGTGTATGATGCTTCTCGAATCACTGTTGAGCCCTCCAATCAGAACATCGTGCAGATGATGAACAGGATGAGCACGAGGTCCAGCGCGGCAATGCTGACAACCTGAATGGCCGACAGCAGCCGCTCTCGGTCTGCATCCTTCTGGCGGCGGGCGGCGCGGGTGCGCTGCTGCTTAGGGCTGTCCAGCATCCGCAGGAAGCAGTTCGGGTCATTCTCCCACTCGTGGGTCAGGGTGGCAGCTGTCATATTCTTGTTTTCCATAATGGCTTTCCTTTCTAAACTCAAGGTGAATTGTCGTTGTGCGGTAGGTTCCCGCGACCATTTTCGTGATGCCACGAAAATGGTTTCGGCTGCTACCCATGCAGCCATCATCAGGCGGGGTTATTCAGGGCGAGTATTCCACGCTTCAATCGTTCGTTGCCTTCCCAATTCCCCGCGATGTTCATAAAAATCGCGGGTAAATGTGATGTTGCAATGCGGGCAGCGAATCCGAACGCCTTCTGTATTCGATTCAGTGATGGTCGTATGCTCCTGCCCGCAGAATGGGCACGGTTTCAACGTTTCCTTTTTCATCGTTCATGCCTCCTTCACTTCCACGTCCTTGATGCTGTCGTCAACGTACTTGCGGCCTCTGGCGCGTTCGCAACACTTCACGAATCCGCTTACTGCATCGCGGAGGTCGTATGCCTCCCGCTTGGAGAGCAGCTCCGACTTCTCAAAAGCCGCCTTGATTTTGTTGGCCTGTGCATCTTCCATCGGGATGAACACACACGCTTCGCCGACCTCGCCGTTCTGCATGGTGTCGTAGGCAATCGTCAGATTCTTCATAGGTCAATCCTCCTTCATTGCGCATCCGCTCCAGACCGTTTCCTTAGTCCCCTTGCAGTCCCGGCAGAACCGGGTGCAGGTGAGGCACATCTTATTGGCGGTCATAAAGCGGCGCAGGTCATCATCTTCCGGTGCGTCCGCATCCAGCCACTTGTTGAAGCGGTCTGGCTCGCGCTTTTCCAATTCATCCATCAACCAGCCGCGAACCGTATGGATGCAGGGTGAGTTGTTCGTGGTGGTTTCTTCCCACAGCTCAAGAAGTTGCGGTAGAGGCATCCGGGCCAAATCCGATTTGTCCATTTTATAATCCCTCCAAAACTTACCGACTTGGTAATTTCTTTATCATCATTCTACATTACCATCTTGGTAATGTCAAGCGAAAACGTGATATTTCACGAATAATTTTTGCGTATCAACAAGTGATTTTATTATGTTGGAGCTTACCAAAATGGTTCGTTTGACTTTCTCGGAAAACAAAAAAATCCCCCCACTTCACCTATAAAGTGCCTCGCGTGGTACGCAAGGTTTCGGTGAAGCAGGGGGATAAAGTTCAACCTATGCTGATTCCGTGACTGATTTGGTGCATTTCGAACTGACTACAAAAAGTAGGCAGTTCAGGGTTCAGCCCAAATTCACGGTGTTCTGGACAGAATCCTTTTTGGCGGCAGCACGTTTGTTGGCGTTGATTTGAGCTTCAATGCGGGTTTCCAGATACCCGGTGGTATCGCCGTAGGTATCGTTCAGATATTTCTGTGCATCGGAGCTCAGGCTCTTGAGAGCTGCATGAATGGCTCGCTGAAGAATTTCTTTCTGCTTGGCTTCATCGAACTTACCCTCAGCCTTGAGGTCATCAACGTACTTCTGGTTCATCGCCGCGACTGCATTGGCCACAGCATCGCCAATTTCGCGGATGTACTGCCAGACCTGTTCGTTTTGGGTGCGGGCAGACAGGAAGTTGGTTGCCGCATTGATGCCGTACTTAACCAGCGCGGTCACGAGCGGGACACAGACGATAAGGACGATGTACAGAAAATCTTTCATCATGTTGCTCATAGTAAAAACTCTCCTTTCTTAGTGGACACGGCGTTTGGCCGCATTCATGGCCCGGTCACCTTCGAGGGCTTCCGGGGTAAAGCTGTTGTTTTTCCACCATGCAGGGATGGCGGCGGCGATGGTCAGGCCAGCGGAAACCAGCTGCTCCACCTGTTCGCTTTTGATAGGCAGGATGGGCTTTCCTGCTGCGCTGAGGAGCTGATTTGCCAGAGCAAGGCCCAGAGCTGCTGTGCGGGCTACGGTTGCAATAGACACGTTATTCGACATAAGTATTCTCTCCTTTCACAGGTACTTGTTAGCCCCGGAGATGGCTTTCCACGATGCAGGGCCGCAGATGCCGTCCACTTTGAGGCTGTGTTTTTCCTGAGCAATCATCAAAGCCTTGGTCGTTCCGGGACCGAAACTGCCATCCGCCTTGATTTTCAGGAGCTTCTGGAGCATGATTGTGGCCGAACGATTCGCAGCCCCGGTGCAGCCCTGCTGGATGGTCGGCATCACAAAAGCATTGTAACTGGTGCTGGGGTAGCTGCCGGGCGTTGTGCAGAGCCATGTGGATTTGCCGCCGCGAGTATCGGTATGAACAAACGCGCCCTGACTGTGCCAGTAGATACCGATGCCGCCAAACCCTGCTGCCTGAGCGAGAATCCCCAACGCCACCGGGTTCATGCTACGGTCCTGCGTCCGCCAGTCTGCGGCAAAGCCATAGAGGTGACGGCTGGATTTGCTGCCTTTGACCGTTTTGCTACCGTTGTGGCGGATACAGCGATAACCGGAAGTGATTTTGATTTTCTTTCCCAGCTTATCCCGGATGGTCTGGAGTTTGCTTGCCAGCTCAGTATCGACCATCTGAGAGCCGCAGCCGCAGGGACACTCGAACTCAGACTTGGTAAAGTTCTTGGTGAGCGCGGTCTTATCCCCGCGCTGGAACGTAATGATGCTCAACTTACACACCTCCTAAAAGCCGATTTGGGTAAACAAGAAGCCGACAAAAGCGCCAATGACAGCGCTCACGACATACCCAACAGCTTTGCGCCACATTTCGCCATCATGGTCTTCCAGTGTTTCCAGCCGCCTGCCCTGTTTTTCCTGCTCCTTTACCATGCTTTCCATGCTCAAGGCCAGCTTCTCGACCGAAGTGGACAGTGCGCCCATTTTGCTTACGCTTTCCTCCAGCAAGGCGATTCGTCTGTCCTGACGGGCATTTTCCTCTTCGAGCCGACGCTTGAACTCCTCATGCTCGGCTCGCGTAATAGGCTGGTCCATCTGAACCTCCTCTCCTTCGTCATACAAAAAATGAGGGGAGCCGGTTCTCCCGACTCCCCTGCGCGATCACTCGACCTCGACTTCGAGGTCCTTCAGGATTTCCTCAACCTGCTTCCGAATCAGCGCCGGAACCTGATCGAGGGTCTTCTTGCCCTTCACAATGAGGGTTGCATAGATGACTGCCATGATGCCTTTCTCCTTTCTCAGTAATATTTTTAAGGCAAATTCCCGCAGGCGGCTCATGCGTTGCCGTCCGCCGCGAGAATGGCCTTGACTTCTTCCCGCAGGTGCTCAGGCACCTGCTCGATGGTTTTCCGCCCCCGGCGAATGAGGTTTGCATAGACTTCTGCCATGATTATGCCTCCTTATCTGCGGCGGATGTGACCGCGATGAGCTGTTCGTACACGTCGCACAGCGCCATCTGGGTATTATCGAGGTTGGTTTCCAGAGAAGAAACCTTGTTTTTCAGGGCTTCATTCTCCTCCTGCAATTCCGCCATCGTTTTCTTCTTCTGCAATTTAGCTACAGAATCGACTCTTACTCTGTTCAGGCCCATTACTGGAAACCTCCCTGAATCGAAGCGATATAGCCGCTCTCGCCGCTTGCACCGCGCTCTGCGGTGACACGGAAATTGAATGCGAAGCCGTTGGCCGCAGTCTGGTTCGTGAACAAATGGTTCCGGCCATTCCGGGCCTCGGTGGTGGCGTCCTCCCATACCGGCGAACTATCCTTGCCGTTGTTCGTGACCTCCACCTTGAACACAGCGTCAGCTGGAATCAGACCGCCGACGGTGATGGCGCAGAGCGTGATCTGGGCATCCGCCTCCATCGGCTTCGCCAGCGTGATGCTGGCGGCGGTGACGGCCTTCGTAAAGGTGAACGTCTTGGTGACGGTGGCCTTGCCATCGGTCACGGTAACGGTCATGGTGTGACTGCCGTTCGTAATTTTCTGGAAATATTCACCGGTGACGGCGAAGCTGTTGGTGGTCTTGCGGGTCGCGGTGTAGGTTCGCTTGGTCGTGCCGTCCAGCTTTTCGGTGACGGTCAGGGTGTCCCCTGCGTCCTTATCATCCACGGAGTACGAGATGGTGAAGCCGCTGGACTTGGTGCCGAGGTTGGCTGCGCTGGAGGTCGTGATGGTCGGCGCGGTGTTGTTATCGACCGTGCGCTTGGTGGACGTGGTGTAGCCGGACTGAGCGTTATAGCTGTCATACGCCTTGACACGGTACATCACGGTGGACCAGCCCTTGGTGATGGTGTCGGTGTAGGTCAGCGCATTGCCCTTGTACACCTGCGTGTAGGAGGAGCCACCATCGGTGCTGCGCTCCAGAATGTAGCCGCTCAGGTTGCCATCGCTGTCACTGGCCGCAGTCCACGAGATCACCAGTGTGCTGCCGCCCTTGACATCATTCGGCACCGCGATGGACGGCGGCGCAGACGGGGCGTTGTTGTTGACCACCGTTACCTGCGAACTGGTGCGCCAGCCAGACTCCAGACCCTCGGTGTCGTATGCCTTGACGCGGTACATCACGGACGTGGTGCCGAAGGCGACGTTGTTCGTGGTGCTGGTGGCCGTACCCTGATAAATCTGACTCCACGAACTGCCGCCGTTGGTCGAACGCTCTACCTTGTAGCCGGCGAGATTGCTCTCAGCATCAGAGCTTTTTGCCCACGAGATCGAGATGTTCGTTCCGCCCATGATGGACGAAGGAACGGAAATGCTCCCCGGAGTCGAGGGTGCTGTGTTAGTCGAGACCGTGCCATCGTCAGACACCAAGAGAGTAGAGGGCAAAATCAAAGCGGGGCGGATGCCGTACGAGTAGGAGCAGTCGTTGTTGTACCAGTCGCCATCGGAGCCGACGTACAGGGCGCCGTAGAAGTAGTTGCAGCTCGGAGAGCGGAGCCACCAGACGGCGGCCGAGCCGTTGAGATATGCGACACGCTTAGAATCCGAGCTGTTGTCCGCGCAGCCCTTGAAATAGGCCAGCTCCGCGCCTTCACCGCTCGGCATAGAGGAGAAGCTGAAACTCGTTTCGGTCGCACTGAGCAGGAAAATCTTCGCAGACAGGCCGTTCGAGCCGCTGGTAACGGTCGTGGACGTGCCGCTGCCTTTTCGGTACGGGAGCTTTACCTGCTTGATGGCGTTCTTGATGTTCGACTCGAACAGGTTCAGGAACGTGCTGTTCAGGTAGGAGTGGATGGTGCTGTTGGCGTAATCGTTAGTGTTCGAGCTATGCCACTGGCGGTTTTCGTAGATGTCCTTCATCAGCAACCAAGTACCGTTGCAGCTATCGTCATAGACGCTGGACGGCTTGCCCTGATGGACGACGATGAAATCTTTGGCAGAACCATTTACTTTCAGCTTGATGGTGCTGCCGATTGCTTTGGAACTCAAGGTCACATAAGCCATAAAAAAGAACCTCCTGTTGTGTATTACATCCACGGCGGAATGCTGTCGGGACGCGGTTCGGGCTGGAACAGGTCTTTGCGGGGCGTAATGTCACCTCTTTTCCGGCGGATGTTCTGTTCCTGCTTTACCCGGCGCAAGGCGCGGACGCTCCTCGTGGAGTTAATTTTCCTCCGAGGCTTTACGTCCACACCGATGATTACCGAGACCTTCTTGGCGTATTTCAGCCGTAATGCGTAGGTGTCACCGTAGGATGCAAAGGCATCCCACGCTACGAAGCTGGTGATAACAGCTTCTCTGGTCACTTCCCCTGCCGGGTAGGCTTTTTCCCAGTATTTGACGCGGGTCTGGATGCGCTGAATCTCCGAGCGGCGGAGCTTCTGGACGCAGGCTCCGCTTTCCGTCAGGTAGCTATGGAAGCCCAGAAAATCCAGCCCGTTTTTCAAGGGGAAAATTGCTGTCTTAGAATTGAGTTCGAGGTGGAGGTCGCTCATCCAACGCTCAATGTCCTTCAAAAGAAACTGAAGTTCCCGCTTTGTCCGGGCGATGACGTAGAAATCGTCCATGTATCGTCCGTAATAGCGGCATCCCCGGTCTTCCTTGATGTAATGGTCGAACTCATCAAGGAACATCAGGGCGAGCAGTTGGCTGGTCTGATACCCAAGGGGCAGGCCGTCGGTCTTGTCAATGTAGATGCACATGAGGTCATAGAACGCCATATCTACGCCGCGCTTCTGCATCAAGGCCCGCAGTTTTGATTTCAGGATGTCATGGTCGATGGAGGCGAAGAAATGGTGAACATCGCACTTCAGCACCCATCCGTCTGCGCTGCCGTTCTTGCGGTAGTAATCGACCATGTGGCCCTTCAGGCGCACGATGGCATCCAGTGTCCCCTTTCCGCGCTGCGAAGCGTGGTTGTCGCGGATGAAGCTGGTGCAGATCGTGTCGTACAAAACATTGTCCGTTAGTGCATGGAGGACTACCTTGTCCACAAAAGCGGGAGCCTGCACAAGCCGTTTCTTCGGCTCATAAACATAAAAGACCTCGAAGCCGCTGGGCTTGTAGGTCTTTTGGTTCAGAACGTATGATAGCTTATCGGTGCAGATCAGAGCGTTGGCCTCATATTGAGCCGTTCCCGGCTTGCTCCTCTTACCCTTTCGTGCTTCCAGATATGCCTCATAGAGGGTCTGGAACTCGCACATTTCCTGATATGTCATGTGTCTTCACACTTATTTTCTTCCCCCGGCTGAGGTGGTAGAGGAAGCTCCCAGCCGGGTGTTCGTCTAATACCGGTCCGCTTCCTCGCGGCAGCAGGCTGCGCCCGCAGAGGACGGCCCGCCTCGGTATGATGTGTTTATCGTCCGCCATAAAGGCTTCCGACAGGATGCGACTCCCTTTGATGATGGGTGCACTGTTTTCGCCCGTTGCCGGGTTACTCATCTCGCTTTTCCATCAGAGCGGGGCGGATGCCGTACGAGTTGGAGCAGTTGTTGTTGTTCCAGTCGCCATTGGAGTTGACGTACAGGGCGTTGTTGAAGTTGTTGCAGTTCGGAGAGCGGAGCCACCAGACGGTGGCCGATTCGAGTCGCACCCTATATCAAGCGGGGAACCCGCAGGATACCTTGATTTTTCCTGTTCTTTCAGGAGTTCGCGGACGATAGCCTTTACCATCGCCGCCTGCTGCTTGAGTTCTGCCTGACGGGCCTGCTCCCGGAGCTTTTCAGCGCGGGCGGTGTCCTTCTGCTTCCACGACAGAACCATATTCTTTACGTCCTGAACCTTCCGGGTCCAGACGGCACTTTTGCTTATGGAAATAACTCCGTCGTTCAGAACGAGCTGGATATTCTCATTCAGCCAAGAGCATTCGTCGAGGACTACGCCAAGCAGCCGCAGGCGTTCCTCGTACTCAGTCTGGAACATCTTTCCGTTGGCCGCGTGAATGTCCCGAACGATGCTCTTGGCAATCAGACGCATATCTTCGCCGTAGCAGCGGTAGAGCGCCTTTGTGAAGCCCTCCCGGTGCGTTCGGTCGAGATATGCGATGGACTCAGAGCAGACCTTCTGGACGTCCCGGATGTCGTCAAGCGCGGCTATCTTCTGGAAAATCTGCCGAACGTCTTTGCGTGAAATATCCTCGGCCACCGTTTTCGTCGCTTGGTTCGTGTATTTCAGCAGCTCCCGCGCCTTGTTTCCGAGGAGATATTCTTTGTCAGCCACGGTCACACCTTCTTTCGAGGCAGGGGCCATTCCTCGCAGCCTCCAAATCGCCGGAAAGCCCATAGAAAGAGCAGCGGTCGCCCAAAACAGTCAGGCGACCGCTGTTTCCGCTGTGAGTGATGCCGCAGAGCATCAGGTGCGTACTTCGCACATATTTGCAGGGAGGTTCAAGGCTGACGAACAAATTCCCGATGATGCAGGACAGCTCACCGGGCGGACATGAAAATTCAATGTGCTCCATCAGAACTCGATCCTCTTTGCCGTGGTGTTCCAGACGCCCTCTACCACCGTGCCGTCCAGCGTCTCAAATGTGACCGTGAACGGATTGCCGGTGACGGAAGTATTGAACATCAGCTCCAACAGAGCCAGCCGGGCGGACACGTCGGAGATGCTGTTCTGGATGGAGTGGTGGGCCTCCTCATCGTCGTTGTGGGCATCTACGAGCTTCTGCGCTTCCTTCAGGAATGCCGGGAGCATCGTGACCGAGCAATACTGTTCCACATCTTCCGCCGTCATCCACGCCTCGCATTTGTAGTCTACGGTGACTCCCAGCCCCTCGCCGATGACGATGCACACCGGGAAGCGGCGGACATCTACGCCGGTGTTGGATGCAGCGCTGACGTACTGTGGGTAGTCACCCAGCGTGCCGTAGTAGATGAGGACTTCGCCCTTGTCCGGGTCAAAGGCGAACACGCCGAACTCCCGGAGCCAAAATCCGTGGTCAAGACCGCCGTTCAGGTCGGAGCGGTACTCCACGATCATGCGGACGCTGGCCCCATCATAGACCGGGGCGGTCGATGTGCCAGCGGCCACCGGCTCGACCAGCGCGGTCATCGCGGCCGGCTTCACATCATCCGGGATAGTGCCGCTGCCCACCATAATCTTGGAAATCGGGAGCTGCTGCCCGGCAACCAGCTTGGCAATCAGCTCTCGGCCGCTGTCAGTAACAACAAAGCCATAGTAGCTCATAACTCATCCTCCTCAAGTTCAGGCAGTTTTGTCTGCGTGATGTTCTGTGCAGCCGGGACCGGCAGCACAGTGTCGATGAATGCTTCGCCGGTTTCAATCTCCGGCAGGGTCGTTGTCGTATAGCCCCGGCCCAGAATGCCCTCGACCGGCACATCTGCGACCATTTCAGGAGCCTCGGTGTTCGCCACCACCAGAATTGCCACACCTGCCGCCTTGATGAACGGAGCGTTCAGCAGTTTTGAAACGTCAGCCTCCGGTGTCAGGGCATCGGTTTCAAAAATCATGGTGGCCGGGATGGCCGGGTCCTCGCGGTAATGCAGGGGCTTATCCCAAAACATTTTGAACGCCCGGATGATGTCATAGTAGGTGCAGTTGTTGGTGTTCTTCCAGATTTTGTATATCAGGTACGTCCGGTAGGCATCATCATCCAGTACATACACAGATTCTTTGGCGCAGGCCAAGGCACCGGCTTCAAGGCGGGTCAGAACCGCATTGTCGCCGATGCCATCAAGCTGCTTCCCAACTGCGGTCTGGATATTCCGCTTGTCGCGCAGGTCTTCGTAGAACTGTCGAACCTCGTTCAGCTCATCACCAATGGCCTCCATGAGCGCGTCAATGACCGGCTTGCCCTTGAACTGCTCCACAAGATCATCCCGGAGCTTCTGGACGTAATCAGCCATCCATGACCACCTCAATCCTGTTTTCGTCCGTAACGGCCCGCTCCCGTGCCGAGATGGACACGCTGCGCTGGGTGTAGCCAGTGGGCATATCGCCGTCATTCGGTGTTGCAAACAACCATACGTCGATGTAGTCGATGCCAGACACCTGAAGGTTGAACTTCTGCGGGATGACGTTCTCGCCCGCCCCCAGTGCGCTCATTTTCTCCAAAATCTGCTCTTTGACAAGCTCGACATAGTTGGTAGGCGGATTTGTGTTCGGACTCAGAGTGACGCCAACCTTGAACCAGACCTTGACGTACGTCGGCCGGTTGAAGCGCACCACGATGTCTTCGCCGTAAACGCCGTGCAGGGTGGTTTCTACGCTGCCGAAAGTATTGATGCCGCCTGCCTTTGTGTTCAGGATTTGCTGGGCAATTTCCGTTGCGTCGCCGCCCTCGACCACAACTTCGATGCTGTGCGGCCACCGGCCGGCAGAATCGACTTCATTTGTGCAGTTTTCATAGGGAGCTACGCTCACCACACCCTGCACATTCTTCAGGATGGCGCTCTTGATGCTTTCCAGCATGGCAGACGAGCGGTTGTAGATTTTGTTCGTGTAGGACTTTCTGAACTCCACGTCACTCTCTGCGAGCTGACCGGCAACATAGCTTCCCACGTTGACCACGGACTCCATGCCCGGAACAGCTTTCGTGATCTTTGTAATTACGCCGTTCGGTATGAAGATGTCGCCCGGCTCGGCAGTCTCAAATGTGACGATGCTGCCCACAGAAGCAGTGGTCAGGTTTTCTGACAGGACCAGCGTATTGGAGCTGGTTTCATCGACCGCCTCGATCACGATGGTGTCGTTGATGACCGTCACATGGAAGTCCTTATCCGTGATGGCTGTTCCCAGAGCCTCTAGGGCTTCGCTGGTGCTTTGTTTGGGGTCAGGGGTGATGGTGTATAGGTTTCCGTTAAGAGCCACCCCAAGGGCCGTTGTAGCCGCCGGTGATGCAAGGATGACGGTGGCCTTGTTGAAAGCCGACCTCGTGATGGTTGCATCTGCGGTAGCTGTCAGGCTGGTTGCCGGGTTTGTGTCGGATGCAATCACCGTTCCTGCCGGAATGGTTGTTCCATCCAGACCGGTGCAGAGGATGCTGTAATAGGACTTCGCTGCCATTTCACGGGTGGAGCCGCCAAACTGTGCGGCATAGTCCAGACTTACGCCGGTGGCGCTGGATGTGTACTGCGAGTGGTACACATCTACTCCAAATTCCCACAGCTCTGCAATCTCATCTGCGACGTTGGTCAGAGTGTGATTCAGCAAAGACTGCGGGTTCTGCCGGGTATTTACGCCGAGGCGGTCTGTCATCTTGCTGTGCATATCCTCAAGGATGACATCAAGGCGTTTCGGATTTGGCCCCTGCGGGGTCAGGCCATATTTTGCCACGGGATTTTGACCTCCTCTCTAAAGCTGCCCTCATCCGTGTTGAACGTAATCTCCACGGATGCCCTACGGCTTTTCTTGTCGATGTTGAACAGTATTTCCGATACATCCGTTACTCCATCGACAGACATCACGGTTTCCCGGATAAGATGCCGGAGTTTGGACTCATTCGGATTTTTGACCAGCAGGTTCTCAAAGTACGGAAAGCCGAGCGAAGGCATCAGCCGCCACTCTCCAAAGAACCAGAGCAAACGAATACGGACAGCCTGTACGATGCTGTCCGTAGCTGAAATGTCGCCTGCCGCCGAGAGTTCTAAGTCCCCGGTGGCATCGAGCTTCAGGTCTATCACGCTTTTCCCTCCTTTACTGCGGCTTGCCCGTCATGCCGCCGCTGTCTCCCTTGTGGGTGTGGTTTGCAAGGCTGATGCTGCCGTTTGACGCTTTAACATCATCCCGGGCAACAATGCCGCCCTTGACCGTGAGTTTGCCTTCAATGGTAACGCCATCAGGCGATACCGTCAGAACGGTTCCTCCAACTTCGGCCTGCACAGTGCTGGGCGTAATCTTGACGGTGGTGTCGCCCGCTGCAATCGCCACAGCATCCTCATCGCAGGCGAGCTTCATGGTGCTGTTGCCGCCAGATGTGAGGTTTGGAATGGCAATGGCATTGGTCAAGTCGAACTTCAGTTTGGTGTCAGTTTCCTTGCCGTACATCCAGTAATCGAGCGCCTGCTCACTGAAAACCAGCAGGCATCCATCGCCTTTCTCGATGGGCCATGCAATGGTGACGTTTTTGCTCTGCGGGAACATGACCGGGACTCCTGAGATTTCCGGGAAGTCCATCGTGCTTCCATCAGGCTTTGTGAACTTTGCCCTCGGTAACACTGTGGCGACACCCTTGTCCGGGGCGTAGCTTTTTATTTCGCCCGGCAGGGCCGTGTGCATATCCTCCGTCGCGCTGCGGGCGCTTTTATTGATCTGGTCAACAAACTCCTGCATCATTCTTGCTTCACCTCCAGCAGGCGGGCTGTGCAGCTCCACGAACCTTCCGTGTTGTCGCCTTCAATCCGAACTGAGTAAACCCGGAAATACCCCTTGACCACCTTGCTATTCAGGTACACATAATCGTCCAGCCCGATTGCGGCGTTCATCAGGTACTCCACGTCCCAGCCGTAGCTGTATCCCTTGTCCTCATTGGAGATTTGGACACGCTCTGGGAGGCCCAACAGGCCCGTTTCTGCCGAAAGCTCATACACCTCGCGGCTCATCGTATCGCCCGGCTTTTTGACCTGCAAGACGCCGTTGTTGATGCTCCAGACCAGCCCGCTGGTTTCACAGGCTTTCGTCAGCACATTTCTGGCCGGGCCAACGTAGCTGTACCCATTCGGGATGTCCTTGAACTCTGCATTGTAGGAGAAAGAAACCGTCACGCCCATCTGGTCAGCGGTGTCCTGAATCAGGGTCTTGCAGTTTACAGCCCCGGAATAACTGACGGAAACGTAGGTGTCACGGATTTCAATGCGGTTATCCACCAACTCGATCTCTGTTGACCTGTCTGCTCCGTCAGCCTTTGTCGTGGCAAATGTGACTACGCCGGTGAAGATGAGCGGGCGGGTGTCGCCGTACCCCGCATGGAGTACGACCACGCAGTCGTTTTTACTCAGCTCTGCAAGGTGTTCATCATTCAGGTTCCAGATGGTGACCTTTGCTGTGTTCTGGCTGTTCGTGTCGGCCTTTTCAACTGAAAAGTTGATGTGCAGGGGGCGGAGCCCGCCGCCAATCTCAAAGCCCTCATCCCCAGCCTTTCCCGCCGCCAGCCTATATTGGCGGTCAAAATTGGCCATCGCGCAGCCCTCCTTTCTGCAACAAAAAAGGGAGCCGCAATGCAGCTCCCTAATCTTCGGGTAATTATTTCATTTGGACCAGCTCTTTTTTCATCAAAATGCACTCCAAAATGATGTTGTCCAGCCGCTCCGCAATGGATTCTTTCTTCAGTGGCAAATGCTCAGGTTCTTTCGGTGCTTCAGCAGCTTCCGCCTTTTCGGAACGCAGCTTCTCAGCTGCCATCCTGCATCCGATTTCCTGCGCTTGAGGAATGACCGTGTTGATTATCCACTTGCAGTCATCATTCATCACAGGCTTTTTGTTCATGAACTTAAGCGCGTTCTCAGCCGTGAAGAAATAGGTCTGGACCTTTCCGCGTTTGGTTTCATTCTGCCAATCAACATAGCACTTTACTGCCTCGATTTTGCGGCGGTTCTGGCTCACCGCCTTGCCCGGTGCTTTATATCCGGCTGCGGCCGCAATGTCATTTCCACAGAAAAGAGGAGTTCCATCCTGTTCATAGATGACACGGACTTGGCGTTTGCTCTTGTCGGTGAAAGTTTGGCACTCAGTCATTGTGCTCACCTCCGAAGAAGCAGTTCTGAAGCTCCCGGTTTCTGGAATCAAAAGCCTCCCGCAGAATGATGACTGCACGTTCAGCCTGTTCCGGCTGGCCCTCAACAAGAGCCGTATCCACCATGTCGATTGCCACGCCAATATCGCCCATTCGGATGATGGCGGTTTCCATTTCCACTGTACTCATAGATATGTACTCCTTTGTTCTTGAAAGAAGCTCATGCCTATGTTATAATCAGATAAGCAGAGCTTCATATTGCTCTGGGAAACACTGTGAGAACCAACGGGTACTTTCTGAGGGTAGGCCGTTGGTTCTTTTTTGTTTCCCGGTTTACATATACATTCTAACATACCATCTTGGTAATGTACAGTAAAGTTACCAATGATATAACGTAATTTTTGTATAATACCACTATGGTAAGTTCACGAAAAGTCAGGCCGAAATAAACGCAAATTGTGCCTTGCCATCGGCAAAATCCCGTCTTCCGATGCTTTCCTTTTCGGTAAGTGCAGCAAAAATTCCCTGTGGCATATTCTTCGTGCTGTGGAACAGGTTGAGCGGAAATTGAGGTACAATCTTTACTCCAATTAGCAACGGCTCGCCCAGAGAATTGAGGATGCCGAACATCCAGTAGCCGCCTGTATCATTCCATGTGAAACGAAGCTGATACTGACTGCCCTGTAATGAAATTCGGGAAACACTGTCGTTCATATCTGGAACTTCAATGACGGTGTAATCCATGCACACTCCTTTCAGAGTAGCCCGAAGCTGCTTGCAGCATTGTAGAGAACAGAGCCACCACCGGATTTACTGCCAGAGCCGGACCTGCTGGAGCTAGAGCCAGCCGCCGAAGCGGTTGTACTCGCCGCCTTGGTGCTTGCTGTTCCAGCCGATTTCCCGGTTGAGCCAGATTTTCCGTAGCTGTCTGGTATCTGAGTTGTGGCCGATGCCGTGACCGTGATTTTCTTGAATGTAATCGGAATCTCGCGGGCGTAGCCAACCTCCGCCGTTTTTTTGATGTTCAGGTTAGAGATGGCCATGTTGGTATAGACCGCATCCGAGGTAATCACTTCAACTGGTGCCTTTGCAAAGTACAGACTCTCCAGTCGTTTCACAACGGTTTCAGTCTTGCCCCGGTAGGAGCCAGTTCGGTTTCGCCATGTCACAGGGGTATCAGTCACAAAAAGGGTCATCGTCAGCGTGTCGGCTTTCAGGATGATGGCGTCTGTGACATTAAACCCGGCCTCTGTCGGGTACTCAGGCACATCGGCCTCATATCCCTCCTCAGATTCCAGCAGGGCATCAAACTCAATGCCGCCAACGCTGACAGGCTGTTTTGCTCTTGCCATAATCTTTCACCTACTTTGCAAACGCCAACGCCCGCGCCAGCTCCCCGGTGGTATCAGCTGCCGCCTTATCCATTGCCTTCGAGCTCTTTTGCTGTCCGGCCCGGTCACCGTTGAACTGGTTATTGATATTGACGTTTTGAACGATGCTCTTTCTTACGGTATTGGTGCTGTTCGTGATGTTCTTTGCAGTACCCGGCAGCACAGAGCTGGTTTTCTCTGTGGTAGGGGTGTTTCCGACAATAGCCCGGATTCCAGAGAGTGCCGTTTGGAGATACGCCCCAGATTCTGGGTTTTCAGCAACAGAGCGTTTCCCTGCCGCTACCGCCTTTGCAACACCGCCAACGATGCCCGAAACGATTCCACCAAGTGAAATGTTCGGGCTCTGAGGCTGAGTTGATTTGCGGCTATCTTCTGGCCAGTTAATCGGTGTCGGCTCCGGCTGTTTTGGCCAGTCAGGGAAGTTTATGGAGGGGAACGGCGGAAATTCCGGGAAGTCCCCCTCATTGTTTTCCTCTCCGGTGTCAGCGGGTTCCGGGCCGGATAGCCGTCCGATGATATCCCGCAGCGCATCGGAAACCTTGCGCTTGCCGGATGCAATGCCCTTGACCGCGAGGTCCGCCAGATTGGAGATTACTTTTCGGATTCCTGTATCAGTCTTGGGCTGAGGGGATTCTTTTTTGTCTTCCGGCCAACCGACCTGCACCGTGGTGGGCTCTGCTTTCTGCTCAACAACTTGCGTGGTCTGCGGCTGCACATAGGTGACCGTGCTAGGCTGCTGAACAGCATTAGTCGGAATCGCCGGGACAGTGTTCCCCTGTTCAGGTTCTTCCGGCTGAGTAGCTGACTGCACAGTGAGTGACATATCGCCTGTGATATCCCGCAGCGCATCGGAAACCTTGCGCTTGCCGGATGCAATGCCCTTGACCATGAGGTCAATCATGTCGGGCATATAGGTGTGGAAGTCACTCAGGGGGCCGTCTTCTGGCTCAGAGAAGCCGAGGAAAGAATGGATTTTCGAGGCCACGTTGCTGGCCGCTTTTCCGATTTTTCCAACCGCAGAGGTAATGCCCGAAACTATGCCGTCAATGATATCTGCGCCCCACTGAACGGCTTGCGCGGGTAGTGCTTTTATCCAGTCTATCGCATCCTGAAAACCCTGTACGATTACATCGCGAATTTTCCCGATGGTGGATTTGATGCCGGACAGCAAATTCAGGGCGGCTTCTTTGATTTGGTCCCAGTTTTTCCAGAGGAGAATGCCAATGGCAATCGCCGCAGCGATGGCGGCGATGACTGGTCCAAATGCCCCGGCCAGAATCGAGATGACCGCAGCGGCCACCTTGATAACCACGATGATGCTCTTGACGATGACAAAACCCAGTTTCAGCACTGCGATGACCGTTTTCACAACCGAAATAACGGTCAGTATGATGCTGATGATGGCCGAGATACCTTTTACGGCAGCGATGACAGCCACCACGCCCACGGCAATTCTGCCGATGGACTCACCGATGTCCGTCCATTTTTTCTTGTCAACCTTCCCGCTCGACAGTTCCTTGAAGAACTGAGCAATGCCGGGAGCCACCTGATTGACTTTTTCCTGAATCGCATCGAATGCCACACCGATGGCTGAGCGGATGCCCTCGAATATTGGAACTACAACATTTCGGATTCCATCAGCTATGTAGCCAATGGCCTCTTTGATTTTGTTCCATGTTCCGATGATGTTTTCGCGCAGCTTGTCGCAGTCCACACCAGCTCTTTCGAGCATGGTTCCCAGCAAGCTATTATCACCGCGCATGAACGCGATGAAATCATCAACCGCCAGAGCCAGCATCAGAAAGATGCCAAAGAACAGCAGAGCCTTCCCAGCTCCAAGGTTCAACGCCCTTGCCAGCTTCATAAACCCGCTGGCTACTGCTGTGATTTTCTGGATGTTCATAACCACGAACATCGCAGCTAGTGCGCCAGCGACAACGGCGATGACACGCTGAGAGCCGCCCAGTTTATCCGTCAGTTCTGTGAGTTTCTGGAGCCAGTCACGGACCATCGTAAGCCCACGTGCGCCAAAACTCAGAATTTTTTGATAGGTCGGCAGAAAAAATTGGCCAATAATGGTCTTTATCTCTTTCAGCTTGGCTATATAGCGTTTCTTGGTGCTCTCATAGGATTCGAGGCTGCGCTGGCAGTCGCCGATAGCGTCCGAGCTTTGGGACAGAATCGCCTGATAGTTGACCTGCATTTTAGTCAGCTGGTCAAGTTTATCATAAGTCCCGCTCAGGCCAAGAGTGGCCATCGCCTGTGCTCTGGTGGAATCGTTCAGGACGGCTCCCAAAGACTTTGCGGCCTCAGATTCACCCATGACAGCTTTCGTCATGTTATTCACAGAGGCCGTTTCATCCAGATTTCCGAAAGAGGCCAAATCAAGAGCCAGCGTGGTCATCTGTTCGGACAGTTGCGCACCAGCTTCGCGGGTCATACCAAAGCCGACCAACAAATTCTGCTGGTCGGCCAGATATGCCTTGATGTCATCCTTGTTGCGACCTATCGCGTCTGAGTAGTCCTGCGCCCACTGGTTGACCTCATCGCTGGTTTCACCAAAGACAACATCAAATTTATTCTGCATTTCCTCAACTGAGGAAGCGACTTCCACAAAGCTGTCGATTGCGGATTTTACTCCGGCAACGGAGAGCGTTATGCCGATGGCTCCAAGAGCTTTTGAGGCCATCGACTTCAGCGATTTGATGCTTCCCTCTACCTTTCGCTCTGAGGACTCATCAATTTTGTAGCCAAACAGGATGCCGATATCACGAATCGTCATGCCGATGCCCTCACCTCCTTTGCCATATCCTCAGCGCGGCCCGCCTCCACATCCTGCTCCATGAGGTATAGAGCGTAGAGCTTCAGAGCCTCATCCAGCGTGTAGCAATTTTTCAGTTCCCACATGGATGCAAGACGGGCTTTGATGAGGATGTACATTCTCAGCTCAAGCTCTGAGAAACCGCTAAGGTCGAGGTCGCCGTAGCGTTCTGCGCTGCCGCCTTCTTCTTCAGACCCTCTACGACTTTGCCAAATCGGGCGGCGAGCTTCTTGAAAAAACCGTTGTAGTTGGTGCGGATGACCTCAAAGGCCAGAATGAACATATCCTGCACATCGGTGCAGAACACCTCGTTGGCGAGGTCTTCAGACAGCAGTCGCGTTTTTTCGCCCGGCACTTCGATGGAAATATTGTTGCCGGAGAGCAGAAGATGACGGAGGATTTTCTCGACCTTATCGCCATCCAGCTGCGCGAACGCACTGGCCACGGCGGGCGTGGCATCCTCAACGTCAATATCCAGCAGACCGTTATCTTCCTTGTCGGGGTCAACGGCGGCGATGAGCGGGGCCAGACCGGACACCAGCGGCAACACCAGTGCCGCCAGCTCACCAGTCAGGTTTGCGGCCTTAAATGCAGGGAGAGGGCGAATATAGTAGATATTCTCCCCTACCTTGACTTCGCGGGGTTCCAGCTGTTTCATGGTGAGCCTCCTTATTCAGTCATGACAGCAGATGCAGTGTCGATTTCCCACTCGCGGTTGTTGGTTTCCTTGCCACGAGTAGCGGGAGACTTCTTGATGACCCACGCTGCCTCAGTTGCAAACAGCAGACCGCCACGCAGGTCCTTGATAAGGACCGGGAAAAGGCCGTTGCCCGTAGCACGGTCATAGTCAGCAATATTGGAGAAGAACGAATTGCTGTCACTGTTCTGAAGCAGGGTGATTTTCACCTTGTAGGTGTTGTCAGGAGAAATCGAGCGAGCGATTTCTCCGTCACAGCCAACCTTTTTGGTGATACCATCGCCGTTCGGTTCGATGTTGATAAAGCTGTCATCGGCATAACCGCTGACAATGTGCGTACCACAGGCAACAACAACCTCTTTCGGGTTATACGTTTTGATTGCATCAGCCATTTAGATTTCCTCCTTTACAGGTTCTCGTTGGTCAGGCAACCCTTGACCTCGACTGCATGGATAGCACCAGCAAGGCGGGCAGAGAAGCGGCAATCTTTCAGGTTGCGAGATGCCTTCTGGGTGCTGCTGATGTCTGCGGCCAGCGGGACAGAGGTGGTATAGCCCGGAATCTCGTTGCCATCAGAATCGTACTCAGTAGGAGCGATGCCGCCGTACTTCTGGCCGTCTTTCAGGGATGCAAGCATCTGATTTTCGACAAGGCCGATGCCGTTGTCGATGTAGGCAACCTTCGGATTGACCACCAGCAGGTTCACAATGCGGGTCTGCATATCGTTCTGGAGCCAGTCACGGAAGCGGATGACATCAATCCACTCGCCGCCGTTGGTCTTGCCGCCCTGCGTGATGTTCTTGGATGCAGCATTCATAACGAAGCTGAAGTTGGCCGCTTCCAACTTCTTGATGTATGCGCTGGTCAGCTTGGCCGGAGAGATGCCGGAAACAGGCATGAGAGCCCATGTTTCCTCGCCAGCATGATAGTTCATCGCTTTTACGGCAACCGCAACAGCCGCGCCGTATTTATTCTCCGCAGGAATGTCATCGTCAGACTGGTCAGCGGTTTCCTTCGGGAAGAACGGAAAGCTGCGCAGATACAGCCCCGCTTCAACGATGGGATTCTCAGGGTCATCGTCAATGTAGCCGCAGAGCTTGTTCTGGGTTTCTGTCCACTGGATGACCTCTTTGACCTTTGCATCATCCAGACCAACAGGGCAGACGCAGTACCAACCGCTTACAGCCAGCGCGTGCTCCATAATGGAAGAGATGGCAGTCAGGGCGGGCGTAATGTTGCCGCCGCTGTCGGACTCGCTGAGAAAGGCAACGTAAACATCGTGCGGTTTGGGACTCTGGGAAAACGCCACACGTGCAGCCACACCAACCGGGTCAGCGTTTTCGCCAGTGGCAACCACTCCGAGAGCGGTGAGCTCGTCCAAGCCGCTGTATGCAGCAACAGCCTCGATGCTGCCCTTGGGCTTTGCCGGAGCAGGGCCGAGGATGAGGATGTTGTCAAAGCTGGCATTGTCAGAAATAGGGGTTGCCAGCGAAATATCAACCGTACAAATGCGGTCGAGTTCCATGCTCATATCTTTGTGTCCTCCTTAACAGACTTATCATTGATTTGAACATTCGTAAAATAGCCAGATTCCTCCTTGACCAGCGCAGGGTTTCCGCCGCCGCTTGGTGTCATGGTGGATTCCGGCTCAATGGTTTCGGGCTCGCCCGGTTTGATGCTGGACAGGTCCAGCGTCCCGGTGTAGCCGATTGCTTCCATCGTAAAATAGACCGAAATCTCGAATGATGCCCGAAACTCATAATTCGTATCATGAATAAGGCCCGTCAAATCGCGGACTTCATTCGGAATCACAATGGAAATATTTTCGCGGTCGCACCATTGCGTTGCATACGGAGAGTTCAGAAAACTCGAAAACGAGAGCAGGTCTTCTTCTGCGGTATTCTCCACAATCGGAGTGAAACCCGGCTCTGTTTCTTCCTGACGGCCATTTGTGAAAAGGTCGATTTGAACAGGAACGGATGCCGGGTAATAGCTGACAGGGTGGCCATCAATAAACCGCATGGGCGGGTCTCGTGGTCTATTGACAGAGCCAAAAGTCAGGGTAACAAGAGGCGAACTCGGTTTCGGCGTAAAGCTCTGCTCAGAATAGCGCACGGTTGCGCCAGTGAAATAGAGCTCTGTAAGCTGCCGAATCAGCTTTTTGAGCGTTCCAAAGGTCATAAGGTGTATCCGCCTTTCCCATCCGATTTTAGCTCAGGAGCTGGAAATCGTTTTGCTTCGCCCTCGGACACCAGAGTAAATTCGCTGCAACAATGGCTCAGCATGGTGTGGTCCCAGCCTTGAGAGCTTACGCACTCGTACCAGTGTCCCACCGGGTCCATGTTTCCCTGATAGAAAAGCCAATCGCCCCGCGTTCCTGCAGAACGGTCTGCCGGAGTTAGAACCGTGTCACCGAATGCCCGCATCCGCTTGTTCCGGCTCTCGCCCTCTGGCAATGCCTGAAGTTCATCCGAAGAAAGCGGCTGGACGTTGAGCGAAACAACTTGGTCTGTATATGGAGCTCGGCCATATCCATCAACGGTTTGTTCTTCACCGAATCGGCGCAGAACAAAAGCACGGCGAAAAATCCCGATGCCCATATCACTTCTCCCCTTTCTTGCGGATTACATATTTGACCGACTGGCGCATTTTGCCAGTGTCAATCAGAGGTTTGTCCGATTTTTTCTTACGGATGGTAGATGGAGCATTGGGAATGTATTCGCCGTCCACAATTTTTTCCTGCACAATGCCAACACCAAAAACACCGACCTGCTTCAAGCACTGCTCTGCCGTTCCGCCCGCCGAAATGGTCTTTAACTGGTTTGTGCAAAACTGATTGATTTTGTCGGCGTTTTCATCTACGCTCTTGCGCAAAAAAGGCCGAGATGGAGCCGTAGATGTACCGAGTTCGTTGAACATGGCAATTTGTGCCATATCCACATTTCGGTCATCCACAACTTTCCCGGCCTGAAAGCCAACGAAAACTTCTTTGTTGGCCAGCTCCTCCAACTGCCGAAAGAATTTTTCGCCGTCCGGCGTCAGGCGGTCCCATCCGCCAGTCATCGGCATTCTCCTGCAGAACGGATGGGAATTACGACCAGCCGCCGCAAAGTCAGGTATTCCAGACCGTACTGCGTCAGTGCAAGCTCGGCATCAACCGTCAGATTCGTGCCTTGACTTACGCTAAAGCTAATTGAGGTGCTTCCCTCCGTGTAGCTGCCGATTCTCAGGGAATCGCCCACGGTCCCGTACTGGTTGTTGCCCTGCCCGGCCATCTTCAGGCGATGAGCCGTCAGGAGGGCCAGAGCTTGAGCATATAGCTTACCGAAGACTTTCTGGCTTATCAGCGGTGCCGTGAGGTCAATCCATGATTTCACTGTGTCATCGTCCAGAGCCTCAAACTCAGTGGCAACCATACGGAAAATCTTTACGGCATCTTCCATGGGTTACTCCTTCTTTACAGTGGTGCGTTCCTTAACGATGCTCAGGTTGCCCTGACGAATGAGGTATTCCAGTGCGGAGTTTTCATCATAGCCAGAAACCTCTTTGGTTTCGCCCGGAAGGATGACTACCTCGCCAACGCTGACGATTTTGTTACCGATGTTTTTCAGCTTCATTTTGCGACCTCCGTATAATAAAAAATTGGGAGCTGCCACACCTTCTTGTGCAGCAGCTCCGCGATGATTAGCAGATGCCCGTGGCAATCAGCAGGGACATCGGATAGTAGATGACAGCACCAGCAGTGCGGGCCTCGCAAGGCACGACCATCTCCAGACCCTGCGGCTGGACCGGGTACTGCATGAACGACAGCGGGTTCTCGATGCTGAACTTCCGGGCGTCGTTTTTGAACAGCAGCGCAACGCCCTGACCGTTGGAATCAGCAGCGTAGGGGTTGGTGTCGGTGCTGTCGGGGTCCAGCTCCGGGCAGGAAACGATATTCGGAATGTCCTTGATGTTGTCCTGAATGTACTTCAGAACGGTGGTGGCAGTGCCATCAATGCGGCGATTCTGAATGTCAATGTATGCCTCAGAGGGCAGGGCCAGCGTGTCCGGCTTCTCGACCTTCTTGGTGACGCGGGCCATCTGCTTCAGCATACCGCTGATGTCGGCCAGAATCTCATCAGCGGTCTTGTCCTTCCACTTAACGGACTTGGACACACCAGCGACAGGAACATACAGAGGAATGTCATTGTCCTTGGACAGAATGCCCTGAAGCCCGGTTTCCTTATCGCCGCACCATGCGATTTTGTTGTTCAGATAATCAATCTGGTAGCGGGCAGACTCAGCCTTGCGAGCATCCAGAGATTTGCCCGCCATAGCAGAAGCGCGCATCTCCTGAACAGAGTAGCCGTAGCTGTCGCCAAGGGACTTGATGATGGCCGTAGTGGGCTTGCCCTTCACATCAGCACGGGGCAGGTCGGTGGCGTAGTTGCTGATAATCTTCGCCATGCCGGTCTTGTCGTAGCTGTAATATGTGACCGTTTCTGCGCCGGGGTCAATCTCGCTGGACATCGGAAACAGACGCAGGGCGGTGAGCTCCGGGTACTCCACATCATAGGACTGGGACTTCACATAGTCCAGTTCACGAGCGAAGAACACGGACGCAGCCATCTCATCATCGAAGTTCATGCGGGGAGTTTCGACCAGAGCAGCGGGGATTTTGGAGCTCATCAGAGCCTCATAATCGTGCTGGTCGTATCTCATGGATTTCTGCTTGTTCATACGATTTTATCCTCCTATTCTCAAGCGTGTTCTGCTGCGGAAGCAGCCGTGGCAGGAACGCCATACAGCTCCACAGGTGCGATGCCGTTGTTGGCCGCACCGAGGAAGCGGCCCGGAAGCTCCACGCCGCCAGTAGTGGCGAAGCAGCCAGCCTCATCACCGTCAACCAGCAGGTGCAGAGCACCGCCATAGGCCGGAGCTGCGCCATTGGCCAGCTTGACCCAGATACGGCCACGGCGCATGACGCCCACACCCTGACCGTTCAGGATGTAGAGCCTGCCCTCCAAGTCCTGCTGACGATCAAAGCCGTTCACCAGAACGCCCTCAAAGTCGGTAGCCTTGCTGGATGCAGTGGGAATCGTGACGTTGCTGCCCGGAGTATCACCGGGAACCACGCCCATGCCAAAGGTCAGCTTGCCACTAGCCGCAGCGTTGGTACGGGAATCCACCGGATAGTGGTACATATCGTAGATGCCGCCCGCAATGCCCTTGCTGGTGGCGTAACCGTAAGTCTTCTGAACACCCATCTTATTTGCCCTCCTTGTTCATGCGGCGGTCAATCATGCGCTGGCGGGCCTCGGAAGCGGAGCTGGTCTGCTTGGCCGGGGCCACACCATCGCCATGCATCATCTGACGCCGCTGGTAGTTGGTGTCTTTGCGGTCGGAAACGGCCATGTCGAATGCTGCGTTGATATAGGCAGCACTCTTGCCGTCCAGATGCAGGGTGGGCTTCAGCTTGCCCAGAACAGCCTTCTTGGCATCCTTGACACTCATGGTTTCCAAACCGTCCATATTCAGGCGGTCACCAACACGCACCACGCGCAGCAGCTCACCGAAGTCGTTGGCCGAGTCCGTGTTGGTCTTCTTCTCGCCGTCTGCAGGCTGAGTATCTTTACCCGATTCCTCATCGCCGTCATCCAGATTGCCCTCGCAGCCTGCGCCATCCTTTGCCGCGCCGGGGGCAGAAGCCTCTGCTCTGAGGACATCAATGACGCCCAGCAGGGTGTCGATGTCCTCGTCCTGCTGAGCGATAACGCCCATCGCGCCGGGCATATCAGCGGGGTCACCGTCTGCATCGCGGCGGTCACGGCGGTCCTTGACCAGCTGCACGGAATCCGGCTTATCCTGAGAGGCCGGGTCGTTGTCAGTTGCGCCCTGCACAGGCGGCTCTGCGCCGGTGCCACCATCTGCTGCTGCGCCGGAGCGTTCTGCGCGGCGTTTCTTGAATGCCTCCACCGCAGCCGCCAGCTCTTCAGGGGTGGGAGCGCCATCAGTTCTCTTTTTCTTGTCCATGTTGAGTTTTACTCCTTTCAGATAATCACGGCCCTGTCCATCCATGTTGAGGCGGGCCTGTTCACCAGCTCTGGCCTTGTTGACCAAAGCAAGATGATTGATTTCAATGTCCCGCTGAACCGCATCATAGGGCTGGCCCTCCCAGACGCCCGGCGTTTCATCCAGACGCAGGTTATAGCCGCAGGACAGTTCCCGCATCCCGGACCGTTTCACGCTATCAACGTCATGGATGACGATTTCTGCGCGAACATCGTTGCCATCGCGGTAGCCGTTGGAGAGAATCGTGCCGATTCCCTCCTCCTGCACATTCTCGGTGTCAACATAGCCCGCATCATGGGTAATGATGATGGGCTTGCCCTTATAGGACGCAAGGCTCTTTTCAGCAAAGACTTCTTCAGGCAGTCGCAGCTCCCGGCGTTCTGAGCCGTCCGGGTTGTGATAAACAAAAATGCCAACTGACGTCACAATCGGGTGGTCTACAAGGTAGCCCTCGTCCGTGAAGTAAGTGGCATCCAGCGGCAGACTGTCGAATCGCTGTACTCTTTCGTTATTGTTCATGTGAACCACTCCTCATCGAGTATTACAAAATGACTTCATCCACGGCCATCACCCCCTTTCGCAACAGGCAGGTTGATGGTTTCAAAATTGAAAACAGGCAGTGCGCAGCAGCGGCACTGGTAGTCTTTGCCGGGGTGACATTTCCGCCCGGTCTTTGCATCGACCACAGGCGGGTCATCCCAGCTGAACCGTTTATGATTCAGGGCGGCGTGACTTGGCCGGACTCGGCTATCTCCAGAGGTTGACCACTCATATTCCGTAACGCCCGCGTCCCGCTGCTGCTGTTGGGTAATATCACCGTTCAGTTTGGCAATCTGGTCACGGGCCAGAAGTTGAGCGTGTCGGCGGTCTACGCTATATGCCCGCTGAATCTTTTTGACGATTGCCGTTGTGGTTTCGCCGTTCTGGTAGCCTTTCAGAACGATTCCCCGCATACGGCCCAAGCTGTCCTGCGGGATGGTTTTGATGAGCGAAACATTATCATCTACCCAGCGGGTCATCAGCGTCTTGTACAGCTCTCCGGCGTAGTAGTCATCCAGCAGGTCAATGCCAAGCGTGGACTTGACCGCCTTCTTCCATTCCCGGACGCTGAGCTTCCGGGTCAGGTTGGCCATCGCTTCGATTTTTTGCCGTAGCCCAAATTGCGTCACGCGCCTCTCCAGCTCTACCGACATTTTGAAGAAAACCCGCTTCACCGTGGCGATGAGGTCGGAATCATCATCGTTGCGGCTGGTCGGATTGAGCTCAGCCTGTGCCGCATCCCGAATCTCCGGCAGGTACTCTTTCAAGAGTTGGTTCACAATTCGGATGTAGGAATTTGTGAGCCGTTGAAACTCGCGCTCGGCTTGCGCTGGGTACTTAAGTGAATATTTGCATATTAGCTTTTGATGGCTTCCGAACCTATGCTGAAGCAGGTCTTGAACCATGTGTCCGTGGACAATATCGTTCATCAAATTCACCTCCTTTTGGAGCTTCAAATGGTCAAAATTCAAAAAATCGAAATCCGGCTGTTTCGTTTCAGTTCAGGCACGATTTTATAGCCCCTAACAAGTTCTGAGAAACGGCGATAGGGGTCAGCATGAATAATTTTGTGTTGAAGATTTCATAAGGCCCAAAATAGCCTCGTTTTTGCTGTTTTGTTTTCCGCCAAATTCTCCGCGATGCCCGCACACGCTATCGTTGGAAGATTTGAACGAAGTGAAAATCTGACAACGAGATACGGTTTGGTACGGTATGGTACGGTTATAGGCGGACAGTCCAGCGGAACGTCCGGTGGACATTCCAGCGGATTTTGACCATTTTTCGAGGTGTTTTGAATGAATATCCAAAATTCGATAGAATTATGCACATATTTAACATTCGTCCTCTTGAAGAAATCCGACCATTCTAGTGGTTGTGGTGGAAAAGCTGGTTTACAATATCATTTTCGTGGTTTACAATTCAAAACCTATCGGTAAATATCAAAAGAACCCCCGCACAGAAAGCAGCTTCCATGCGGGGTGCAGGTGGAAAATGGAGTACAGCTGATGCTCGCGGCGCATCCGACAGGCAAAGGGCGAAGGGTGCGAGAAAGCCCGGAATCGCACAGACTGTATGCCGCAGTCTGAACCCTTTGCAGCTTCCGCTGAGGCTGGTTTCAAGTACCTCATACTCCATTCGGGATGCCGATTACGGTGTACGGCCAGTGGCGCGGCCTGTGGGATTTGAACCCACGCGCGTTGTTGTCAACGCCTAGCTGTTTTCAAAACAGCCCTCGTGAACCACTTGAGTAAGACCGCAGATGTACCCGGCTTACAGGGGCCATGCTGCTTCGGATAGGGCGCGAGGAGCCCCAGAACCAAAGAGCCGGGAATAGCAGACCGAAAGGAAAACATGAAAATACCCCCTTGCGGGGGGTGGCACAGCGAGATGGATTTGAACCAGTCAACCTACGGTTTTGGAGACCGTTGCTCTGCCAGTTGAGCTATCGCTGCATATAATAGAGCCGCCGTGAAGCGGCTCAGATTTTGGCTCAGGCGGGATTGCAGCACAGCAGCCGGAACGTGGCCCGGCCCTTGGGCGTGATGAGCGTCTGGGTCCCGGCCCAATCGCTGTATCTCCCCTTACCTTCCTTGACCTCGAACAAGCCGTCATTCTTGGCGGCATAGGGCATGAGCTTGCCTTTCTGGTCGCGGTAGATGTACTTGTTGGCCAGCAACCAGCCGATGAAGTCCTTTTCTTTCAGCTTCAGCTCCTTGGCCGTTTCACGGAAATTGGTGAGCATATTCCGCGCCACAAGCTCATCGAAATAATCAGCCTTGGGTTGCATGGCCTGTTTCTGTGCTTCCAGATTCGAAATGCGGGCCTCGCGGTCTGCGATGGTCTTCTGAGCCACCAGCAAGGCTTTGGCCATAAGCTCCTGCGGACTGAGTTCTTCCTGACCCGCGATGTAGCCGCCGTTTTTGCGGATGGAGGGCAGCACCACAGCGGTGACCCACTTGCGGAATGGTTTGGCCTCCGGCTTATCGCTGCGCAAGATGACGTTGTAGAGGCCGGATTCGTTGATGATGGTCGTTTCCTGCGGCCTGCCCATACTGTCGGTGATGTGAGCCTGACTCACCTCATCCATATCGAGCCGTTCTGCAACTTTCGCCGGGGTGCTCAAACTAAGCACTTCGCAAACGTCCCGCAGAACGAACCACGGCTCTCCTCCGAGCTCCATCGTGCGAACCAGCTTATTCTCGGCGTATTTGAAAATCGTGGCTTTAAGCATGATGCTTTCCTTTCTGTGCAATAAAAAAGAGCGGTGGTTTCCCATCGCTCTAAACTGTTGATATTCTGTTTTATCAGCCGCAAAAATAGCCCACATCGGCCGCAATATCGGCGGCTGGCTCCTTATCCTCAAACGCTTTGTGAATCCACTCCTTGCGGGTGGGGTCCTCCGTGAGTTTCTTGGCTTCTTCTTCAGAATAATGCCAGCTGCTCAGCGTCAACCAGCGGCGAATATCTGCCGTGTACTCCTCAATGCTGGGATAGTTATTAAACTCATCGCAGCTGTTGAAGAACTCCTTATCTGCATCACTCATGTTTTTCCTCCGATTCAATGGATTGATTTCGAGCGGCCTGTGCTGCATCATAATCAGCACTTGCCGGGATGGAATTGAAAATGTCCTGTTCATTCCGTGACTGGTTGGATTGCCCGGTGTACTTATAGAAGATAACAGGCTCTGGCTTGTCCCGGCCCTTAACCCAGCCGGGAGGAGCGTACTGTTCATCAAACTCGCACCAGCTAACGGCCTCAAATCCGCACTTCACATAGAAGCCGTGGTTTCCGCTGTAACTATCCAGCTTCTTGCCGCCGTTCTCGACTGCCAGCTTCAGGAGGTCCTTGCCTCTGAGCTTATCGCCGGGATTACCGCAAACGCTAATAATATCGCCGTCTTTGGTCACGGCCACCGTGCTGCCACCATCGGTGATGTGGAGCTTGGCTCCGGGGTATTCTTCCTCAAGCTCCTGCTGAGAATGAACGGTGACGCGCCATGCCTTTTCGGGAGCGGTTTCTTCCATCTTGTCATAGGCCGTTTTCAGCGACTTGGCAAAGCTGGGAGCGTCTGCGCTGCCAAAGCTCTTGGGTGCTACTGCCGGAGCCGGGCTGCTCTCTTTGGAGCCGCTGGCCTTGGGCTCAGACTTATGCTGAGGGTCGGCCTTATGTTCCGGCGTATCGGAAGCGGGCTTGCTGGGCTCACTCTTGGCGGAGGGGAATTTCTGGCCCTTGGCGAAACCGCCAACGGCCTCGCCCTCATCACCCAGCGGGATATGCGTTCCGCTTTCGGTCGTTATCCAGCGGATTTTATCGCTGTCAGCATCCGTTCTTTCACTATTCATTCTACCATTTTGGCCGTCAGCGGTCAAGGGAGAATCAGACGTTAAAACGTCAAGAAGCGCAGAAATGCTTTCGGCGAATGGCGGGAAGATTCTTTCCGGGTGTTCGGTGGCCAGTTTCAGCACCTTATCAGCGGCGATAAAGCCCGGCATAGTCATCTCATCGTCATCGCATTTGATGTAGCCATCAAAATCCGTGCAGAGATAGACCTGAGAGGGGCAATAGGGCGGCTTCAGGTCGGCCATGTAGGTAATGGGGATGAGGTCTTTCGGCGTGATGCCGAACTCTTCCTGTGTTTCTCGAATGGCCGCTGCTTCCGGGCTCTCCCCGGCCTCAATGTGGCCACCCGGCCCGCCGATGGAGCCCTCTTTCACACGAGTACCGCAGAGCAGTTTGCCTTCCTGAACAATCAGAACGCCCACTCCCCTGTTGGTATCGCCATCGGCATTGTCAGTGACAGCGGGTGCGGAGTTTGGTGCAGGTGCGCTTTGTTCTGCCCCGCCCGGCGTCTGCTGCTGTTCAGCATTCATCTGAGCGGCTTCCACTTCGTTAGCCGTGTCCGTGCTGCTGGAGCCCAGTAGAGCTTGCAGCAGGTCATCATCGTCCTCCCCCTCAGAGATAATGTCTTCAACGTCAAACTCTTCATCAGAGGCCAGACGCTTTCGAACTTCTGTTGGGTCCAGAGCTTGCATATCCACATAGACCTGTGCGGTCTGTGCTTTGATTTGAGCGGTTTGCGCTTTGGTCTGGTCCACGGTGGCCTGTTCGGTATCGCTCAGGCTCCACAGCGGGTTGAACTCCAGCTTATAGTCTGGTTCTTCCTCGACTGCACCAGACGCGATGCCCGCCCGGAAAATAACATCCAGCAGTGTGCGCAGATTCCGTTTCAGCATGAGCCGCTGAATCTTCTCCACGAAGTTGTAGTAGCTCTCGAAGTCGCTGGTGCCAGTGGCGTTCATGCCAGCCGGGGACCTGCCAAACAGAATCGTCTGCGGAATGTTGGTCAGAGCCGAAAGCATATTGCAGGTGGCGTCTATGACATCCTTGACGCCGGAGAACTGGAACGTCTTGAAGTCATAGTTCTCGCCATCGGCATCAATGACCAGAGAATTGAGGATACCTCTGGCCGTGTCGATGACGTTCAGCCTCTTGAGAACCTGATTCTCGCCGTCATCCGTGGTCAGGAGGGTTGCCAGACCTTTCATGCTGTAAATAGCCTGAACGCTGCGCTCCAGCAGCTTCACGCTGTCAGTGTGCGCGGTGACTGTTTCCCGCAATGCCCTACGGATGCGGACGTATTCGGGCATTCCCCAAAACCGGTAGATAGAGTTTGAGGTCTGCTCCGGCAGGACGCCGTTTCGGAACACAAGGCAGCGGCTCTCGTGGACTCTGAACGAGCCATAGACGCTGGACACATAATAAAACTCCGGCTGTCCGAATTTGGACACCCGGTTGCCTTCGCCCTTGCCGCCGTAGTCCTGACGGTACAGGCTGGAATAGTCGGGCTGCACAATGGCTCGCTCGTAGACCCGAAGCTCATCAATGCTCTTGACATTCTGCCAGTTTACAGGCTGCTCCAGACCACCGCCATCATTGATGAGCATGACGATGAGTGCGCCACCGTACAGCCGCGCCCACTTGATAGCGGTCGCAGCTTTTTCTTCCCACTCCAGCTCGTCCAGAGCTTCCTCCACAAAAGCGTTGACCTCATCGTTCTTCAGATTCAGGTCAAAACCATGCTTCAGGGCTTCTTCGGCCGGAGTGTCAATAATTTTCGAGAAGAGGCCGTTTCCCTCATACAGCCCGGTGAGCTGCATATCCGGGATGATGGGCTCCCTCTCGAACTGGTACGCCTCGGAGTTATCCTGCGATGTGCCGTACTTGTTCAGCAGGTTCACATAGCCATCCTCTCGGTGAGGCCGTACAGCACCCGCTTTCTGCCGCTGGAGAATCTGTTTGCCGCGAGCGTTCAAACGCTGCCGTTCCAGCTCATCCTTTGTCATGTGCGTACTTTCCACCTCTTTTCTGATGTTTTCGTGATGCCACGAAGACACAGATTTTGTCTGTGCCATTTATGATATCAGCGAACTGATATCGAACGTGTTGTCGTTGTAATAGGCGTTTGCCTGAGAGTAGCAGTCAACTTGGTCATCATGGGCTCCACTGGGGAATGCGGCCATTTCTTCCACAAAATCCAGCACCCACGGATAGACCGATGCAGCCGGGATGTAGACATTTCCAGCCTCAGCCACAGCCGTGGTTGCGTGAGCACGGACTACCTTGCCGCCAAACGGCTCCACAGGTACAATGCCGGGGATTTCTTTCTTCAGAACATCAATGACCGCTGTGCCGTTGGCCTTGTTCTCGACCAGCTTTCTCGTGGTCTGCGGCCACTTGGCGGACAGGTCCCGCATGGCATCCAGTGTTTCGGTAAAGCTCATGCGACCGCGTACTTGGTCGATGAGGTAGCGGTCTGCGCCCTTTCTGGCCCAGACCTGACCAACCACGAAGTCCGAACTGTCCTTATCCTTGAACGTGCAGTCCCAAGACTGGATGAAGTCGTGTAAGCCGGAGGGAAGAACCGCCCAGCGTTTCCACCACTCCCGCTTGAACATACCGCCAGAGCTTGGCGTTGGGGTCTGCATATACAGAGAAGACCACGCATAAGTACCGACCGTTTCTTTCTGCTGTGCAGCCCACACTTCATCGTAGCCACCAGCGGGCCACAAAGCCTCACCCCGACTGCGGCCCAGCAGGTCCGTGGCTGGGTCTTCGCAGATGGCCGGGAGGGAGAGGATTTCCCAGTCCTCAACCTTGCCGTATTCGGGGTTGAGCAGCCGCGCTGCAAGGTCATCTTCATGCCAGCGCGTCAGAATGATGATGACTGCACCGCCAGCCTGCAGACGGGTACTCACGGTGGACTGGTATTCTTCCCACAGTCTGTCGCGGTAGGTGGCCGATTCAGCTTCAGCACGGTTTTTGATGGGGTCATCAACAATAAGCAAATCGGCACCGTAGCCTGTGATGGAGCCACCGATGCCGACTGATATCATGCCGCCTGTTCCATTCTCAAGTGTCCAGTTTGTCTTTGTCCGCTGCACCGGGGAAACTGTATGGTTGAAAAGCAGCGGACCGTATTCTTCAACCTTATCGCGGTTACGTTTGCCGAATTGTTCGGCCAGACTGCCGCTATAACTAATTTCGATAACCCGCTTGCCGGGGTTCTTGCCAAGGTAGTATGAGGGGAAAGTTTCGGTCACGGTCATAGACTTGCCGTGGCGGGGCGGCATAAATATCATAAGCCGCTTGGTCTTTCCCTCCATGATGCTTTCCAGCTTCTCACATACGAGGTCGAGGTGTCTGGCTCTTTTCCACCTGCCCGCATGAACGAGCTGGACGTAATCTGCATAGCGTCTTCTCGCCAGCTCATACCGCGCTTCGGTGGCAACGGCCTCTTTCATCGCCGGAGAGAGCGCGGCTTTACTTTTCCGCATCCGGCTCCTCATCCAGCCGGGCCAGTGACCGCAGTTCATCTTCGGTCAGCTTTTCCATCGGAGAGGTCCGAACAGACCCACCGAGTGTGACCTCCTGCCGCTGTGAGAACTCGCCCTTGCTTCTGTTGTTGAGCCAGTACATACAGGCCATCGTGTCGGGAACGATGTGCTTTGTGGTGACTTGGGTTTTGGAGACCCGCTGTGTGCCAGTGGCCGGGTCCTGCTCAATAATCTGCGTGACCTCTTTGGCCTCATAGCCCACGGCCCGCTGATAGAGGCTGCGCTTGACCTTGGCATCGGCAACGTCTTTGCCCTCTTCTAACGCCGTCAGCAGCTCCGGATGGGTTTTCTTCCACCTGTGCAGCGTCCGTACTGAGATGTGGAAAGCCTCGGCAATCTCCTCATCGGTTGCCCCTTTCAACGCAAGCGACCACGCCCAATCAACATGGTACTTCTCGTTGTACGCGCTCGCCTGTGCCATACCTTACTCGCCTCCCAGATAGTCAGCGCAGAGGTATTCCAGACCCTCCCACAGATTCTTGTTGGTGATATCGCCGTGGCCTACCATGCGGTCAAGGGCCTTTTTGATGACCTTGGCACTACCGACCGGAATCTTGCTGCGGCCGAGCAACGTGGCGATGGGGACCCACATGGAGTTGTCATTCTTCGGGTCCGCGTTCTCCCAGCCCTCGGTAAGCTGGTTCAGATTGTTCTCAAACACCTTGAAGATAATCTGCATGGCCGCAGATACGTTTTTGACGTTATAGGCCGAAGATGCGATTTCCTGAGCATCCAGCCACTTCTCGTATTCCTTATCGGTGGCCAGCCAGACGTTCTCGCAGTTCTTCACGGCATCCCGCGCCTTGTCGATGACCGCCTGTGCAGCTTTCAGCTCATCCGGCAGGTACACAATGCTGAGGACCTGAAACTCAAGATTAGCCTCGCTCATGGCCTGTGACTGTGCCTTATCCAAAAGGCCCAGCGTCTTATCATCGAGGCCGGAATACTCCTTCAGGTCGATATCCAGAATCTTGTCATACAGCTTCTTCAGGATATCCGGGTCATCCTGACCCACAATCGCATTATGAGAAAGCTGAATGGCAATGCGCTGCTCTTCCGAAAGCGGGTCATCAGTGATGATGCAAGGAATCGTCTGGAGCCCTGCGGAGATAGCAGCCTGAACACGATGGTTGCCGGACAAAACTTCGTATTTGCCATCTGCCGGGTCCAGTGCCGCAAATGGTGCTGAGGTGAGCTGGCCATCCCTCTTGATGTTGGCCACAAGCCTCTGAAATTCTTCGTGCCGCATAAAGCGGGCGTTCATTTTCAGCAGCTTCAGCTCGCGGGGGTCGATTTCGATAATCCGCGTGTTAATCATGCCTGTTCCTCCTTACCGCTTCTGCGAATGCTTCTTTTTCCAAATGGCCAGACCCTCTTGCAGTGTCCATTGGCCCATCGGTGCGCCGTAGTTGATTTCATACGGCTGCATATAGTAGGCGTTGGCCGGGTCAATGTCCTTGGCCCAGTCAGCCTTTTCCAGAGAATCGTTGTGCTTCCGATTGAGCACCTTGAACAGGCCGCGATACTTCATGGACTCCGGGTTCTTGCTGAACGCCGTAGTCACAAGGGATGCAGCCCGACGCTTGGTGATGCGCTCTGCAATGCGTTTGCTTTCCTTGGAGAGGGCCGCATAAAGCACCAGCTTGGCCAGATGCTTATAGTCCACAGGCTCCACCGGGAAATCGGACAGCAGGTAGACCGTGGGTGTCTCAATGTGCTTGTCCCACTGTGCAACGGATGGAGCCGCCGAGAATGCGTAGACGCCGATGAGGTAGCCATCCACCACAACGCCGATGGCCAGTGTGGCCGAGCCGGGCCGGATGTTGATGTTCATGTACTGGCTGCGGAGCGTCTGGAAAGCATCGTTCGTCAACTCATAAAGACGAATGTCATTGCCAATCTCCATACCCTGCCCGAACTTCTTGATGTTCGCTTGGGTCGTGGATTGTAGCGGAGTGACAATCTGAGGTGTGCCAGAGTTTGCGTAGATGTAAATGGGAATGCCCCGGTTTGTGGTCTTGGTCATCCCCTTGAGGTGTTCCGCAAACTCATCTTCCGGGAGCCGGATATCTGTTGCAAAGCACCAGTCCTTTTTCTTCATGATTTCGCGGAAGTAGTCTTTCAGCACATCCTCGTTGAAGAACGTGTATTCAGGCGGCTCGAACTTGAACAGAGATTCCAGCTTGGCGAAGTCCTTGGCGTATGCCTTGCCCGCCTTTTTGAACGGTGGGAACGACACGAACCCGGCATCCTCCGGGGCTTGCTTGGCAAACTCCAGAGCATCGCCGTTGAAGTAGCTGGCAATGGAAAGAGCGTTCTTCTCGACTTTCTCCACGGTTTTCTCGTGCATGGTCGGGAACTGGCGAATGCTTTCCTCCAGCATCATGTTGTAGTACGGATTCTCGCCCTTGTCCGTGAACGCCACCAGCCGGGAGCACAGAAGCATGGTTGCGATTTTATCGCTGTCCGTCTGCATATACTCGGTCAGCCACGGAAACTGTTCAAGGCCCGCCTCAGAGAGTTCCAGTGGAACGTGTTCCCGCATATAGTAAGCGGCAAGGCACTGTGAATACATCGTCACATCGTTGCTGTGCAGCCTGAACTTTTCCATAGGGCCGATGAACCGCTCCAGCGTGAAGTTGCCGGAGCAGCCAACATAAACGTCAGACACTTCCCACGTCTTGACGATTTTGTTCATGATGGCCTGTGCTTCTGCTGGTACTGAGCCGTAGAACACCTTTGGTCCCTCCTAGTCTTCTGTTGAACTGTGTCCATCTCCGAGAGATGGAGAGATAAAAAGCAAGAGGGCAACCACCGTCAGGCGATTACCCTCTTGCTGTTATATGGAGCGAAGTGCAGGGTTTGAACCTGCGTTTCCAAACAGGATGTTCAGCGACCTCCATTGGTCCAACTTCGCATATAGGGCCGTTGCGGTCGGCCCTGCCCCTTATCAGAACAGTGAAAGCTGCTCGACTTGGGGAGTTGTGGTTGATGTATCGGCGCGTTTCTTTACAGCTGCACAGCGTAGCTTTTCCAACGGGTCAGGCGTCGGGTCGTAGAGTTCAGGGATAACCTCGCCTGTTCTCTCCAACCACCACGCTGCGAATGTTCGTCTGTGACACCAGTTGTCATCCCCCTTGCGGATATCCTCGTAGCAGAGAAGAACAACGTCCTTGCCCTTATCTTCGAGCCGCTGGAGCTGTTTGAAAATACGCTGTGTGCCTATCTGGTCAAGCCGTTTGAAATAGGCCGGACGGAAAGCTGCTTCCGTATCGAACTTGCCGAGTAGTCCAAAGGGCATCAGGTCTGGCATCTCAGCGTCAAGATGAAATCCGATGTTCCATTTGGGCGTACCGAGCGAAATTCGCACGGTGGTGTATTTTCCACTTTTCAGCTCCGGGTTACTGTACCTGCTGGTGTAAATCATTTTCCTCGCTCCTTCCGTATAGCCGCTTCAGGACCTCCACGCCCTCAGCCACTTTCTCGGAGAGATTGTAGCCAAGCTGCTTGTAGAACCGTTCGTGTACCATACATTCATAGGCCAACTTCATGGCATCAGAATCCGGCTTAGATATACCAAGTCGAAAATCCTTTGCAATCTTGAGGGCCTGTTTGAGTTCGCCGCTTCTTACGAGGCTGCGGACAACTTCTGTTTTCCTCTCCATAATCTTACCTCACGGGTAATTGTTTTCGTACTTTCATTCTACCACATTGGTGGCTTGATGCAAGTAAAAAATTGCATTATTTCGAGTATTTTTAGAAGTTTCACAAACGAGCGAGGATTCAGGGTGCCTTCTCCTTTTTTGGAGTGACACATCTGTCCACGGTCGTATATTACCATACTGGTAAGTGCGTGTCAACTGCAAGTTTTTTGCATGACGGTTTATTTTTCCTCAGAAAAACCGTAAATCCCGAAGATAAAGCCTCCAATTTGAGCGATTGCAGCCTTGCGGTCACGGTACACCGTAGTGACATCAACGCTTTCTTCAGCAGCGATTTGGAGCTCATCCTTGCGCTCATCTGCGATATAGAGGTTATAAATCGTCCGGTAGCGGCGCATATACTCCGGCTTCTTGGAGTGCTGGCAGTAAGTCTTGTAGGCAGCAACCAGAGCTTCGATGTGCAGGACCATTGTGCGGGTGCGGGCTGCGCTCTCCTTAATGCTGCGGACCACCGGAACACGAGCGCGGCCCTCCGGGCCGCTCATCAACTCCTCTACCAGCTTATCGAGGTCTTCATCCTCTGTCACCTGAGAGGCATCGTATACTGCCTTCTTGCTGTGTTCCACAAAGCCCCGGTAGTTTTCCAGCAGGATTCGGGTGTTGTACAGATTTTTCTTCCGGGCTTCCTCACGTTCCCGCTTGGCTTCACGTTTGGCCTTGTCGAGCTCTTTCCGGTAGGACTCCACTGCCGTGGTAGATGCAAGCTCCACAATCTCCTGCAGGAGCTCTGGGGTGAGGATGACATTCTTTTCTTCTGGTTCCATATCAAAACACCTCTCATACCGGGCTGCGCCGCCTCCCCCCTGCGGGGGAAGCAGCTCGCCCTGTTCCTTACAGCGTGTAGTAGTAGTGACGGAGCATATCAACCATGTCGGTTTCTTCCCACGGGGGGACCGTACCTGTTACGCAACCGAAATGGCCGTATGCAGAGGTTTCCTCATAGATAGGGCGGCGGAGGTTCATGCGCTCGATGATTTCCTGCGGGGTCATATCAAAACACTTCTCCACTGCCTGAATGAGCCGTTCCTCGTTTACACGGCTGTCGAATGTGTCAATGCGGACGGACACAGGCTGCGTCATGCCGATGGCGTAGGCCAACTGGACCTGACACTTGTTGCAGATATCAGCGGCCACGATATTCTTTGCGATTTTCCGGGCGAGGTATGCACCGCTGCGGTCAACCTTCGTGGGGTCCTTGCCGGAGAATGCCCCGCCGCCGTGGGGAGCATAGCCGCCGTAGGTGTCCACAATGATTTTGCGCCCGGTCAACCCAGCGTCAGCAGCAGGGCCACCGATGACGAAACGCCCGGTCGGATTGATGAGCAGGTTGTAGGTGTAAATGTCAATCTGCGGAGAGTTCTCGCGCAGCTCTTTCAGCACCGGGTTGATGACGTATGTGACCAGCGGCTCCGCCAGCTCAGCCGCCTCGACACGTTCGCTGTGCTGGGTGGAGATGAGGATGGTGTCAATGCGCACAGGCCGTCCGGCATCGTCATATTCTACCGTGACCTGCGTTTTGCCGTCCGGCAGCAGGAATGGAATATCCCGATTCTTGCGCACCAAAGCCAGCTGATAGGCCAGCTTATGTGCCAGCATGATAGGCAGCGGCATGAGCTCCGGTGTTTCATTACAGGCGTAGCCGAACATCATGCCTTGGTCACCAGCTCCGCCCACACGGTCATTGGTTCCCATCGAAATATCGCGGGACTGCTCCTTGATGGAGGTGATGATTGCGCAGGTATTTGCGTCAAAGCCGCTTTCCTCGCTATCGTAGCCGATTCCCCGCAGTGTACGGCGGGCGATTCGGTCAATGTCCAGATGGGCCGTTGTGGAGATTTCCCCGGTAATAAACACCATCCCGGTCGTGATGCAGGTTTCACAGGCTACCCGGCCAGTCGGGTCCTCATTCAGCACTGCATCCAGAATGGCGTCAGAAATGCGGTCACATACCTTGTCAGGATGTCCCTCGGTCACGGACTCCGATGTAAACAGCTTCTTCATGCTTTTTCCTCCGTCTTTTTCTTGAGCTCATGGTGGCGTTGCGCCGCCGCCTGAATGAGCGCCATCATATCAGCAATACGAACCGACACCATGAACGGTTTTTCCTTGCGGCGAACTGAGATGGAGACTGTACCACGCTCATAGCTGGTCAGCAGCTTACATTCTTCATGGGTCTGGCGGTCGATGCCGATTACTTTCCCCTCAACAGAAGCAAAATCGGCCACCACCGCCTCTGTCTGCATCTCCACGGCATCCGGCACACCGGATTCGCTCTGCGGGACCTTGACCACCACACCCATCATATCATTTTTGTTCTCTTCCACGTTGTTCTCCTTTCTCAGAACGGAATGTCATCATCATCGGACAGCGGGCGGAAGTCATCGGATTCCGGGGCCGCTTCAGGCGCAGCGGGAGCATCAGAGGTCGTGCCATTCTTCTTGCTCTCGCCAAAGAACACTTGGTCGCAGCGCACCTCACTACGCTTGTGCTTTTTGCCGTCCTTTTCGTAACTCCGGGTGGTGAGGACGCCGCTGACTTCGATACGCTTCCCGCGTTGGAAGTATTGCGCGATGAACTCGGCTTTTTTGTCCCACGCCACACAGTCGATAAAATCGGTCTGGTCCCTTGTGCCGGGTCTGTCCACGGCCACAGTGAACTCTACGACCTCTTTTCCGCTGGTAGTGGTCTTCAGCTCAGGGTCCCGCGTCAAGCGACCACTGATTGCGATAATGTTCATAGGGTAGCTCCTTTCGTCTTCGTAATAATCGGGCTCCAGATAATTTTTGCCAAACTCAGCGCGAAAGTCTGCGACGCTGGCTTTGTGAGCCATCATGTACTTGACCTGCCAAAATTGCTTCAGGGCATCCGATGTAGCACGGCACTGGTGGGCTGCATACCGACCATTGCGATGGCAGCTCTCGCCACACAGCCCGACCTTTAGGCCGTACTTTTCGGACTTATTGCGAAATGGGCCGGGGAACACATGATGTTCCTCCAGCCATCCCACGCGCCCACACAGAAAGCACGTTCCGTATACCATCAGGCTTCCTCGCCCTCCGGGTTTGCTTCTTCCAGCAGGATGCCGCCACAGTCCAGACACTCGACTGTGATTTTTGCGGGTTCTTCATGGTCACCGACCGAAATCGAGCCAAAGCTGTTGCAGGTGATTTCCTCATGCAGATGGGGGCGAAGAATATCCTCCGGCACATAGCGGGGGTCTGCTGCAAGATAGGCCGAGCCGAGAGCAACCGTACCATCCTCCAACTGTGCGTAGCAGTGGCCCGCGCTCTCATCTACCGTCAGATGTTCGCCAACAAGGAGCATGAGGATGCCCCAGCGGTGTTCGATGCCACACTTGCCCGGATTGCGCAGGATATAGCCCTTGTCATCACTGATAACGGTGTAGTCAACATCCACAACGGCTTCCGGGAGTTGAGGAGTCTCCGGGGGCTGCGCCGGGGTGTTGTCAGATGCAGTATCGAAAAGTGTAGTCTGGCCGTCATCAATGTCTTTCATAACGTACTCGTGCAGCTGCTCATCCCAGACCAGCTTGCGGTTTCCGGCCAACAGACCAGTGGTTTTGTCCTTGACCTTGATTTCCGTACTGATATCGTGGCTGAATACCGGGCGCATCACCGGAACGGTATCGCCCTCGTTGGCAGAATCCAGATTGCGCTCAGCATCCTCTTTCAGCTGCACATCAATCTTGCAGGTGATGGAGCCAGAATCACGCTGAAGCTTGTCCATCCGCGTGAGAAGCCGCTGGAGGGCGTTATCAAAATCCAGCTTGAAAGAATTGAACGTGTCGCCGTTCAAAGACAGCAGATAGGTTTTGTTGCTCATGATGTTCTCCTTTATGTTTTGTATGGAATATCGGATATTTCGACAAGGACACAGGGCTTGTCTGAGTAGAATTTCCTGACCAGAGAATCGACAATCTGGGCGTCATCACGGTAGGCAATACCGTTCAGAGCATCACAGACGATTTTGCCGATATTATCATGGTCAGGCTTTTTTGTGGGCCGAATCAGCCCTTCCAGCATAGCCGTGCGCTTTTTCTTGCTGACCGATTTCGGAATGGACAGGTAAGCAAAAATTCTCACGCTCAGCATGGCATCATCCGGGAATTGGAGCCCTGCCTGAGCCTTGTACTCCATCTTGACCAGATTCTCATAGGCTACTGTGCGCTGCGGTGTCCGGGCTGTTATGCGCCCGCCGTATGTGGAGAACTGAGGCCGGCCCTTTCCCATCGGTTCCCCGGCGATGGTGAAGACGGCTTTCATTCTGCCGCCCCCGCATCGGTGTTCGGTTCATACTCGACATAGTATTCGTAGCTCTTCTTCCCTGCCCGGAGCTGCTTTCCCTGTCGGACGGTATAGCCGCTTTTGATGAGGATGGCCGCTACCGTCAGGCGGTCCTCCAAACTTGCGATGACGATTTTATCCATCGTTGCCCTCCAAAAAATTCTTCATAGCGTCAAACCGCCGTGCTGCTTCCACCTTTCTCCACGACTGCCCTTTGAACTGCATCGGATAGCACATCTCAAAGATTCGGTCATAAATTCTGGTGTAGCGAATATCGGTTGACTCTTTCAATTCGGTCATACTCAGGTTTGTGGTCAGGATGATTGGGAGCTTGGCCCGGTATCGACTATCAACAATGTCGTACACCTTTTCCAGCGCGTAGTCTGTGCTGCGCTCTGCGCCGAGGTCATCAATAATCAGCAGCTTGGCCCTGTTCAGGCGGGCAATCAACGCACTGTCATCTTCGCTGAAGCCCTGCATGGATTCCAGCAGCTTTACAAAAGAGGTCATAATGACCGGAATCCGCTGATTCAGGAGATGATTTGCGATACAGGCCGCAGCAAAGGTTTTCCCTGTTCCGACCCCGCCGTAGAATAGGAGTCCCTGATTCTTGGCCAGCATCTCATCAAAATGGTTTGCGTACCGCAGACAGAGCTTCAGGTTATAGGCATTGTCGTTCGTCTTTCGGAACGAATCAAAGCTCACATCCCGCAGCCGCTCATCCATAAGGCTCTGCCTTTTAAGAGCCTCCATCGCCCGCATATCCTTATCCTGCTGGAGCATCTGTTCTTCCTGATAACGCCGCTCCGCCCGGCAACGGCATGATACTGGCATTTTGACCCGGACCTTTTTCTTGGGGTCAAATGGAACGGCTTTTAGGTTCGGCATATTGACTTCCACCTGCCGTCTGGTATGGCATTTGCCGCAGACCAAAAAGCCCTCCGAATCGTAGTAGTCACCATTTTCAGGCTGGCCAGCGCGTTGAGCCTGAGCCATAAGCCCGCCCAGCGCACCAGAAACGCCCTCGATTTCAGCCACTTTGTTCACCCCATTCTTTGAACGGATTTTCATTGGCCGGGACTGGCTCAGCCCCGCCTCTGTGCATAAGGCCCGGATTCTTTTCCTTAACCCGGTCTACTACCCAGCAGAGGATAGCCCGGTAGTCATCCTTGTACGTCTTGCCTTTCGCGCCTTTGTAGAGGTCAAGCTCCACAATACAGGCATCAGCAAAGGCTTTTCCGTACATCTGGACCAGCTTTTCATAATTCGCCTCGGTCATGTGTACGAACTCAGCATAGGCTTTCCGCTCAGGCTTCGCCTTACTGGTTTTCTTGGCGGCTGGGGCCGCCGCAGGAGCCGGAACCGGGAACTCCAGTTGAACGCTGTTGGTTCCTGTCCCGGATGAGCGTTTTTGTGCTGCCGCTCGTTCCTCCTGTCTGGCTTTTCGCTTTCGCTCAGCATCTATCCTGCGGGCTTTTTGGAGCTTGTACCACTGCTCCTGCCAAGTGTCCCAGTCATGGATGTAAAAGCCGTCCGCCGCCATATCAATCCAGCCTGTATCAACGAGAGCCTGAACGACCTTGCCGATGTCAAGGGTGCAGCCATCGCCGCAGCCGTATAGATAGCGGCTCAGGATGTCAAGGTCGGAATCCCGAACCAGCCCCGTATCATCGGCGTTTTCCATGCCCCAAAACCAGAGAAAGTTAAGGATTCCAAGTGCCTCAAACTTAGAGCAACCGATGGTACGATATAATTTGCGGAGTTTCGTTCCATCCACCTCCCGATGTACGCTTATCCACGGCATCCTTTCACCTGCTTTCTCCCGGACTGAAGATTATTCGTTGGACTCCTTTGCATCTGCGGGCTCCGTTTCCGGCTGCTGCTCAGCTTTCCGAGCCTCACAGATTTCTACGAGCCTATCAACGACCTTTGCATATTCGGACTGCTTCATGCCTGTGGTAGAGGTGAGTCCGATTTCATTGATGAGAGCCTTGATGACGGCGTTGCCCTCCTCCTTGCCGAGATTCATCTGCGCGGCCTTAAAGAGTTGCTGCCGCTGTTCCTGCGTAATGACCGAGTCTTCCTCAACCTCGCCAGAATCGGCAGCATTCTCGCTGGAACTGGAGGAAGAATCTGCAATCTGCGCAGGGACAGGGCCATCATAGCTGTCACCCAGCTCGATGACTTCATCTTTCGAGTAGATGCCCATAATCATGTCCGGGCAGTTCATCCGGCCAAAGAACGAGGCTGCGCGGTAGCGAATCATAACCTCCGGCATAGTTTTCCATTTGCTGCCGTTCTTGCTGACCCAGCCCTCGTCCCTCGCCATCTTCATCGTGACCTTTGGGCCGCACACCTTATGGCCGGAATAATCTTCAGCCCATGCCGTGCAGCTCAGGCCACCATCTTCATCCGCAGTGCCAAAATCGAACTGAAGTTCGGTTTTGTAGCGGTGGCTACTGTTAATCATGGCGATAATCCACTGGCTTGACCAAGCCGGATTGCCGTTCACAATGTAGAGGTTCTGCATCACCATCATAGGGCTGGTGTTGATACGCGCCGCCATCTCGATGGCAATAAGGCAGTTGCCCTCATTGCCCTGATATGCTTTCGGAACAACCGTAGACTTTGCCAGCGCACTCGCCATACGGAGTGCAGTGTTGAAGTTCTCCGCATCAGAAAACACGCTGAGTGAGCCAGTGTTCATCTTGGGCTGAATCGCGGATGCCGCAGGAACCATTGCTTCTTTCGCCATTTTTCTTACCTCCTAAAGCTCATTTTGGTTACTTCCCGATAGACGATACCGGGAATCTCAATCTGGCCCTTAGAGGCCCGGATGAGCCTCATAACTGCCGCCTTATCTACCGGGCGAATCTCAACGCCCGCGACTGCCAGAGGAACCGTCTTCGGGTCAATCTCTACGATTTCCCAATCCTTTGCGGTGCTCACACCCTTGACCTTGGGAGTTGCAACGGCAGGAACCTCATAATCAGCAGCATCGTCCATGATGGCTGCTTCTTCAAAAGCCGCCTCTGCGCCATCCTTATCCCCTGCGGCCTCAAGCTCAGATGCTTCCTGCATCTTGCGCTCCCGCTCGGCCTCTGCTGCCTTGCGAGCGGCCTCCTCAGCCTCCCGCCGCTTACGTTCCTGTTCGGTAACGTAGGTGCTCATGGTGGCCTTGATGATTTTTTCAGCATTACGCAGCGGAGCCAGCATAGCCTTTTCTCGGTCACAGATTGCCTTGTGTGCCTGATAAGCAGCATCTTTCATCGGCTTAAAGAACGTAGTGACCTGAGAGGATTTCTCATTCAGCATCTTGCCGAACTCGCCCGCCGCAGCGTAATCCTCATCGTTCTGGATAACGTAGGACTCCGCTTTGAACTCAATTTCGCTGACCTCGCGGGTGAGCTTCTGCTCCATAATGGCGGGAGCCACCTCCGGGACCTTGACCGTTGCTGTCATCATGTTTTCCATTTGTGAGCCTCCTGAAAATTATTCATCCATGTAGTTTTTAATCGTCAACAGAGCAGAGAACACCGACCAGCATTTTCCGCTTCTGGGAAATCTGACGGCCTTGTGGCCTGTTTTGGAAAGATGCAGAATCAAACGGTCTTCCACCTTGATTCCGTGACTTTCCAATGCTCTGTCGTATGCTTCCAACTGGATAGCACAGAGCTTGGTGTTGACCTGAGCTGAAGTCTTGTAGTCTACCAACGTCAGCTTGCCGTTAATGATGCAGAGCAGGTCTGCCGTTCCCGCGTACCGCAGAATCTTGTGGTAGAGCTTATGCTCCGTTGCTAGAATCTCCGGCTTCGCATCATCCCACCATTGGCGGAATCCATTGAAATATCCGGCATACGCAGGGGGAACGTCCTCAATGCCGAACTTCGCATAGTTCTCGGCCGCGTTGTGAATGGCAGTACCCCGGCTTGCAGCCCTGTTCAAAACCTCCGGGTCAACTGTGCTGTAAAAATCATTGGACAGCGGTTTCATTACCGTTGTCACGCTGGGAACTTCCAGACCGTTCAAGTGGTAGGTATGCCCTTTTTCCTCAAAGGTCAATTCGGGAAAGTCCGGAATGGCGGGCTTCGTGCATTCGTTGTTCACGCAGTTTTTCTCCTTTCTGGTTGATGGCCAACCTCATATAGTGGTCGGTCAATTCCGATTCGTACAGCAGCGGCAAATAGCTTTCCGGCTCTCCAGCAAGCTCACACTTCCGTCTGGCATACCAGAGAATGCTTGTGGCAACCACTTCCGGGATTCTAAAACCAAGCGTTTCCTCAGCCGCTTCTCGCGCTGCCGTCAATTTGTCGCTACTCATGCGGCACTGTGTTTTTTACCACGCTGAGCTCCTTTCTTCCGTACCGGCGATGCAAAAACGCCGATGTTCAGCTTACCAGCCTTTCTTATAGCCGCGTCCAGTTCCGCAGCCGACTTGATGCCGTATTCTTCTTGGAGCAGTTTCTTGATTGCCTGAATATCAGCCATCGCCCACGCTCCCATGCAGGACCTTTGAGCCGATGAGCTTCAGCTCACCTGCCGCCTTGATGAGTTCATCGAGGTAGTCCAGTATTTCGGCCAAGTCTGCGCGTTCATCTGGAGAGATAACGCCGTCTGCGGTAATGTCGATGAGCTTTTCCTTGACCCTCTCCACATCTCCCTGTCGGAGTTGCTTCAAGAGGTTCATGGCTGTCCGCTCAACCGTGGCCACTTCCGAGGACGGCATAGGAAAGCATTTTCCAATGAGGCATTCGGATGAGCAATACCACGCCATCAGTTCCGGGGAGTTGTAGATATCTGCCATCAAAACCACTTTGTCCACCGGGATAACTTTCGTGTTGCCAAGCTCATAATCAGCCAGACTAGAAACCGAAATACCAAGCATCTCCGCAGCACCTTCGCGGCTGTCGAGCTTCTTGTTGTATTTTGCGGCTTCTTTTCTGCACCGAAAACACTGATTCTCACAGGCTTTTGCAGCGTCACGCCCCATTTTCTATGCCCCCTTTATGCGCTATACTTTAGTTGCTGGTAAGCATCCTTCCGAAACTTGCCGAATCGGTAAGTTGTTGTCAAAAAAAATAGCGTTCACCTGTTCCGGGGTAAGTTCCAATTCCTTTGTGACGGTCGTAATCTCATCACTGGAAAACCGAACCTCACCGCGCTCTTTCTTGTTATAAGAGGCGGTAGACTTCCCGATGGCAAATGCCAAGTCTTTTGCTGACTTCTTTTTTCGGATTCTGGCAATTTTCAGTTCCATAGCATCCATTCATTGTTCACCTCCCTATATTCATTCTAACATACCATTTCGGTAATTGTCAATAAGAAAATGATATTTTTGGTAAGTAAGTTTACTGTTTGAGAAAAATACTTTATAATTAGTAAAGCTATCTTTTTGATGGGGGTATATGCCATGTATAGCAAAGCCATGTTCGCCGACAATCTTAAAAAAATTATTTCTCAGCGTGGAACCACTCAACGTGAAATCGCAGAAAAACTCGGAGTAACCGAGACCACCGTCTCCCGCTATACTACGCCGGGACCTAAAGGACGTACTCCAAATGTAGAGGCTCTCGTTGCGCTTGCACAGGTCTTAAATGTCAGCTTAGACACGCTCGTTGGAGCAGACCTGCCAGCAGCTACGGCCAAGACCCCGGATGTTGCCGTTTTGGTATCCTGCTACGAAAAGGCTTCGGCCGCTGACCGTCAGGTGCTCTGGACTCTGCTCGACCGCTATATGACACCGGAGCAGCGGGCTCTCTTGGCATCTTTCCAAGCTGAAGAAAACGCAAAAATCGGGTGATTCGTTTTGACCCTGTGAGGAGGTGAGTGCAATGGCCGTGCAGCATCGCGGTGATGAGCTGATTATAATTGATGGCCAATCCATCGGGTACTCCATCGGTGACTTCTGGCGGTGGAGTGCTTCAGACCTGCTGAGTAATACACTTCGCGGCTCCTACTGTGAGTTTCTGGTATCAGCGGCTCTCGGAATGGATATGGGTCAGACCTATGTTGATTGGGAACCCTATGACATCGCTTTTCCCTGCCGCTGGTGGTGTGATGAGGTTGAACAGTCAATCATCCGTGTGGAGGTCAAGAGTAGCGCATATCTGCAAGCCGTCAGCTTCAACCAGAAAAAGCTATCCAACCCCACTTTCGGGATTGCCCCGACCCGGCTCCAACTGCCAGACGGCCATTATTCGCCTGAGCTCAAGCGGCAATCCGAGTTTACGTTTTCGGCCTCTATGCTGAACAGAACCGGGCTAAGGCCGAGCCTTTATGCCTCGATAAGTGGGATTTTTACATACTTCCTACAAAAACGCTGGATAAGCTCTGTGGACCGCAGAAAACAATTACTCTCGGTTCCCTGCTCCAGCTTCAGCCTATTAAGACAGACTTTGACGGCATAAAGGACGCTGTAACAAAATCTATTCCCGGCCATTTATACCCCCCACCCCCGACAACTTGCATAATATTTATTCCACCATTTCGTGTAACATGACGAAGCAGCCCCGCTGTGACGGAGCTGCTTTTTCTTCAGTCGTGATTATTTTCTGGAGGTCTACGCATGGCACTTCCGAAGAAGACGATTCCCCAAATTGAGCAAAAACGTGCCGCCATCTATGTCCGCGTGTCAACCCAGTATCAGGTTGACCGGGCCAGTTTGCCTGTGCAGCGGTCAGAGCTCGTGAACTATGCCAAGTATGCTCTTGACATTCCCGACTTCGTGATATTCGAGGATGCTGGTTACTCGGCCAAAAATACCGACCGCCCAGACTACCAACAGATGATGGCCAGAATCCGCACAGGCGAATTTTCTCACCTGCTCGTGTGGAAGATTGACCGTATCAGCCGCAATCTTCTGGATTTCGCCGCAATGTACTCTGAGCTGAAGCAGCTCGGCGTGGTCTTTGTCAGTAAGAACGAACAGTTTGATACCAGCTCTGCGATGGGCGAAGCCATGCTCAAAATCATCCTTGTCTTTGCTGAGCTGGAACGAAACATGACCGCTGAGCGTGTCAGTGCGGTTTTCCTATCCCGCGCAAATGACGGCATTTGGAATGGCGGCAAGGTTCCTTTTGGCTATGCCTACGACAAGCAGACCAAAACATTCTCTATTCTGGAGGATGAGGCTAAAACCGTTCGGCTCATCTATGCGCTGTACGAATCATCTAAATCGCTGGTCACTGTGTCTAAAGCCTTGAATGAACGTGGCATCAAAACGCGCAACGGCAGTGAGTGGAGCCCGACCACTGTTCACACTATGCTTTCCAATCCGTTCTATTCTGGAACCTACCGCTATAACTACCGCAACGAATCGGACCCGCACCATCATGTACCCAAGAAGAAAGAGGATTGGATTCTTGTGAAGAATCACCACCCTGCCATCGTTTCGCCTGAGCATCAAGCGGCGGTGGAGCTGATACTGGCTAGCAAGAGCTACGGAAAGAACCAGACCTACCAGAGAAAGAACATCCATGCTTTTGCCGGGCTCCTCACCTGTGGCTACTGCGGCTCTACGATGGCCGCAACCATAGACCGTGCCAGAGCGGACGGATGGAGGCCATCGGTGTACATCTGCTCTCGTAGGCGTATGTCGAACGACTGCCAAAACAAATACGTTTCCGATGTAACGCTTGGCCCATTCGTACTGAACTTCTTTGCCAATCTGATAAAGGCATCTAATTCTTTCGGCAAATCCACCTCCATCGAAACACTTGAAAAAAAGCTCCTCCGGGGTGATGCCCTGTCCATAGTTGACCACATCGAGCGTCCGGGCCTAGAGGAGCTGTATAACCACCTGAGAAGCGGATTCGATGAAAAGCCTTTTGACTCCCTTGCAGTCAACGCAGCAGAGGCCAGCTCCGATGTTCAAGAGCGCGATTTGCTGCTTGCCGACAAGCGGCGGCTTGAGAGGGCTCTGAAACGCCTGAACGCCATCTATCTGTATGGAGATGAGGAGATTCCCGGTAAAGATTTCATCCTTGACCGAAAGAGCATCACGGATTCACTCCAGCAGATTGATGACCGCCTGAAAGAGCTTGACGCTGCCGCTGTGTTCGATGTCAGCCTTTCGGATGATGAGTTCATGGAAAAGGCCAGTCAGTTCATCTTGACGCAGCAGCTCCTTGATAAACGGTCAGTAAACTACGAGAAGTTCATACGGAAAATAGACCCACGTATCGTCAAGGATTTTCTCAACGAAACGGTCTCAAACTTTTGTATAAAAGATGGACTTACCACCTCTGTTTTGTTCAAAAATGGTATAGAGCTGCGATTTTGCTACAAGGCGCAGCAATAAAAAATAGCCCAGAAAACCGCATGGTTTCTGGGCTTTTCTAATATTTTTGAATGTTGTTTTACTTCACGCTTCGGATGAACATCGCGTCCCCCAACAACAAAAAGCCCCGCCGGCAGAGGGAATTGCCAGCAGGGCTCCGGAAATGTCAATATGAACTTAACTTGGCTCTCCTATCAGGAGAGCTGTCGAGCGGATACGAGACGGAGAGGC